TTTCAACTCTATCTAAAGCTTCTTCATAAGAATCAAAGAATTCTTCACTATCAAATCTTGAACCCCATCCACGCTCGTGTTCTATAAACGTTACTTTATATTTTGCATTCATTGTGTCCACTTACTTAAATAATATTCTATCGTATGTGCAGTTCCTTCCAATGGTTTCTGTGCAATAAATATAAAACCAGATTCTATTGGATCGAAGAACGTATCACACTCTACCACAGTTGGGAAATTAAGTCTAGTTACGGACAATTGAATATTTCTATAACGCTTTGCAGCTTGTTTATAAATGTTTGCGCCACCAATAAAACATATTGGCCCCATCGTCCCAAATAATTGATCCATGTTACATATTTTTCTAATACCTTTTATTGGTTCTAATTTTACACCCCATGATGGATCACCTGGATCAGTATAAGTACTTGATAATACTACTAATTGTCTTCCAGGTAATGGATCATCTTTGTCTTTTGCATATGTTAGAATGTCTTCATATGTTTTACGTCCCATTACACATGTTTTACCCATGGTAAATTGTTTGAAATATTTAAAATCTTCTGGAACTCTCCATGGAATTTTACCATCTTTACCCATTCCATTCTCTGGAGTTAGTGCAACTATTGCTGAAAATGTTGGTTGTTGTTGTTTTGCCATTATTGTCATATATTTTCTCTTAAATGTCTAGTACTACAGGCGGATTTACATGATTCTGATTCCTATCACACATAGCCACATTATATATTCTACAACCAGTACGACCAAATGGGTTATGAAATAATGGTAAGGTGGTATCGTCATCAAAATAACTACCATATTCCTGATGAATATGACCATGGAACCAATATCTAGGAGGCTTATGGCATTGTTTAAGGAAACATTGGTATTCAAATGATCCAGTATGCCTATTATCAACTTTATCCAAAATACCGTATATTGGTATATGTGTCATCATTATATCAATATCAGAATGTAGAATTAATTGTTCCAAATGATATTCAATCTGTTCACTACTAGCATTAAAAGCCCATCTAGGCAAATTTTGTACATATGGGCATGCGCCAATCACCATTCCATTAGGTAACTTCATACTATAATAGTTATAGTTACCAGGGTAACCTAATACGGTTACGCCAATTTTTCTCAAATCTTGTAATGCTGGCCCTGGATATAGATATGGATGGAAATCGTGATTTCCAAATGTAATTATTTTTATTTTGTGTGGTAATTCATTCAACCAATCTAAACAATCTTGCCATTCCGTTTGATAACCATTTTGCATAAGATCACCACAATGGATAAATGCGTCACCTGGGGGTACAAAATTTATATCAACTTTATGATGCGTATCTGATGTTGCTACTAATCTCATAAATTTCTCCTACATACTTAGATAATAGCACACTTAACTAGTAAGTCAACATAAATATAAAAAAGGAAAAATTATGGACAAACAATTATCTTTCAATTTTAATATCGATACTGGTATTGATGATGACTTAAATGATTATTATGATGATGAAGACGTACAACCAGAAGATGAAATTAATTCTATTGATGATTTAGATGGCCTTGATGATGACGATCAATTCAATGGTGATGATGAATTATCTTCTGAGGAAGATGAAGAAGCGATAGATGCTCCAGAAGGTAATGATGAATTCTCTGATGAATTCTCAGACACAGACGAAACAGATACTGAATTTTCAGATGACATGAATTTGGATTTTGATTCACAAGACAATCAAGATTCTGAAGTATCAAATGGTATTACACCAGAAGTACCAGCCACAAGAAAACCAATATTTATTTTCCCGGATTTTTCAAAATGAAATATCCAAAAAATATAATAGACCATTTTATTGCAGAAGAAGGTTTAGTACTATCTCGTTATATCGATACGGAAAAACATGCTACTATTGGCATTGGTCACAAACTATTACCACATGAAACTGGCTTACAATTTGTTACCAAAAATCAAGCCATGGCTATTCTTGAAACTGATTTAGACATAGCTACATCAGCATGTTTAAGACTTTTCCCAAATTATAATAAATTTCCAGAAAGTACTCGTCTTGGGCTATTAGATATGATGTTCAATTTAGGTGAAAATGGTCTTAGTAAATTTACTAAGACCATTAAATTATTAAACGAAGGGAAATACAAAGAAGCGTCTGAAGAAGCTTTAAATAGCACTTGGGCTACCCAAGTTCCAAATAGAGCTAGAAGAACAGCAAAATTACTCTCTGGTAGTTGATCCAAAGAAACTTGACAACCACAACATGAATCTCCCGAATTTAGTTTGGGAGATATTTTCTACTATTACTGTATTTAAATCTTCTGGATTATCAGCAGCACGCTTAATAGCATTCAACACTTCTTTTTCTGTAAAGAGTCCAGAAACAATTTGTCCATCTATCTGCTTAATATCTGACATATAATAAACGTCCGCAGAGCCAAACTTACGCTCAGTATTACTAATTGGTGTGTCTAAAGAAATCATAATTTATCCTAATAGTCTAGCATGTGTAAAAGTAAATGTAGCACTTCGTTGATTTGGAGTGCTTATAGCTTCTGTTATTTTGATACAGTCAAATTCGAAACCTAGTATCTCCATAGGGGTATTCACTATAAATTCCATAAATTCCGTATGAGATTCAAATCCAACAGTAGCTGGCAACCATTTATGCTGTCCAGCTACCCATCCAACAAATTTATCTTCCCTAATAACTTCTATTTCCTCAAAAGAGATTTTTGGCTTATCTATCCATTTCATAAATCTTATCCTAATATTTCAAAAGTTACTTCTATTTTTACGTCCATTGTCTTCTTTGCATTCTTAATGATATTATTAGAATCAACAGGCTTTCTACCTAATGATCTATCTAATGACCATGTGATATGGTATCTACTACCATCTGGTCTGTCAATATCACCATTTAACGCTACTAATAATGTTTCCAACCCTTCGCCATCGTCTATATAACCAACAACTGATACTCTTTCTGGCAAAGGTGCCGCTAATTCTTTTTTATCTAGTCCGAATTTTAATGTAACATGATGCCCAATAAAATCTGGATATTTCGGAGGGAATATAGATTTTAGATGGTTTCTACTTTGTTGTGATAAAACTAATGCTGAGTATTTCATTCGTGTCTTTCTAATATTTGATTAGCACAAAATAATGATTCTAATACATCAATCAGATCTTCATTATCTTCGTAATCTTGTGGGTCGTAATCTCTTAAATCTACATCGTATTCATCTAAGAGCATTTGTTTTAATTCTAAAAACTTTTGTGCTAAATTTTGTAAAATATCATCACTCATTATTATCTTATCCTAGTAAAAATTGTGAACCGTTTTCGGTTATTGGAATTATTCTTGATGTAATACGTTCATTCTCTGGTAAACGTTGTTGAGCTTGAAAAACCTCATCTTCGTTTAATGATTCTTTAATGATTTTATTACCTGCTACTAATCTATAAACTATTTTGTCAGACATAAATTATTTCCTTTTTAGGTATATAGTGACGCTAAGAAAATATGTACGAAAAATCCGCCAGTTTTTATGTTGGCGGATTTTCGTTACCCTTCTAATTCAAAAATTCTGTACGTATTCTTGAATGCTTGGACACACCAGCTAGTAAATAGTCCATTTGTGATGCCAATATATTTCTATTTTTTAATATTAAAGCTTCGTGGAAAGAAGGCTGGTATGCAACATACAACAATAACATTTCAGCCTGTTCTGGTGTTCTATCTGCCTTCCATTGGTTACAATGGAAGCATGCAGTTACACAGTTTTCCCAAGTATCTTTACCACCTTTTGAGGATGGAACTATATGATCTCTTGTCAAATCTTTCTTATTAAATTTACCACCACAATAAGCGCATAAGTTACGATCACGCTCAAATAATGAATTATTAGTCAATGCTGGGGACATCTTACGATACTTTGATGGTGAGACACCATTGTTTATCGCAACTATTGTATCCATAACTAAAACAGATTGAAGACCAGTTTTAGCATTAGTACCGCCACGCAAGTTTACTTTATGTTCACCTAGTGACCATAAAATATTACCTTTTGCATAATGTGTACAGCACTCCTGGTAGTCGATCCAGTCGAGCGGTTCACCATTCTTATTTAATGTAAGAATTTTTGGCAACGATTTCGTATATTCTTTATCTGATTTTCGTAACATAGCACATTTACACCCTTATAATTTTATTAAAACCCTCTTCCTTAGTCACAGGTGAAAAATCTTTAAGAAACTTTTGAATAATATGTTCTGGGATATTCTTACCTGTCTTTTCAGCACGTTCCTTATTTCTACGGAACAACTCTTTTGTATCAACATCAAACACAACCGCTATCTTAAAGTAATCTGAAGCGTTTGACAAGATACCTTTACGCTTTTTACTACTCATATTTGTCTGATCATAAACAATATTACTTTTATTAGCAGTTGCTGTCGCAAATTTCTCTTTCATTTCTCTATTAGCTCTGCTGAAATATTTATTCCATGCTTCACCATAATTCAACCCTTCAGCCTTTGCATATTCATCTAATAAATCATCAGTAGAAATTACAACAAATGATGGATCTTTTGTTGTTAATTGTCTGACCCATGTTGACTTACCACTACATGGCACGCCAACACAGACAAATATGGTAGGTTTATCATTATTTTGTAATTCGTTAATCTTCATAAACTTGTTCTCTATCGTATTTAGTAATTGGTATAGATGCTTCTTCCAGCATTTTAACAGATGTTGCAATACAATCGGCCCATCTTTCCTCAAATTGTTCATTTCTTAAATAAACAACATTTGAAATTCCAGATTGAATGATCATTCTAGTACAAGTAGTACAAGGACATGCTGTTATAAAAATTGTACAATTGTTTGTTGACACACCTAGTCTAGCACAATTACAGAACAAATTCTCTTCTGCGTGACTAAACCAATTATATTTTTCTGGACGTTCGTGTCGAGCTACAACATCATCACACAAATGTCTAGGTATTCCATTATAACCAGTAGCTCTAATAATTTTATTAGAATCTACCACAATAGCTGCGACGCGGGTCGAAAGGTCTTTGGACCATGTTTCAACTTCTAGCGCAGTTTTTAAAAATCTTTTATTCCATTTATCATCGAACATTAGGATTCTAACTCTAAAACAATTTCCCCTCTGATTATTTCTCTAACTGACATTAAAGCCTTTCCTAATAAATTTTGACCTTGCCACTTCGTTTCATCTAAAATATCTGGATGGGTTACTGCCATTCCAATCCCAAAAATGGAATCGGTAGCTGACGCTTCTACGATTGTCTTATTACCAGTATCTAATAAAATTTTCTGCAAATTTTTATTTTGTTTAAACTTTAAGTAGACTGCGAAAAACATTGCTGAATATCTAACTTTAGACCATTCTACGTCATCATAATTCTTAACCGTCCTACCAATAGCTTTTTGAATTCTAGGATCATCTGATGCCATGATTTTATTATATGCATCAAAATCACCAAAAAATAATGCCTTTGCTGCTATGAATTGCTGTTCAGAACAATTAAACTTAATTGTACTATCACCAGCTGTCATTTCGTACTCACATGCCGCCCAATTTGAGAACGGTCCACCCCAAAAGAACACGTAATCGTCGTTCTCAAAATGACCTGGGACTTTCTGTGTAAAATTCATAATTCACCCATTTATATGTTATATTATCACTAATCAACAAAAATTATAGCATTTTATTCAAAGCCGTGTCAAGTTATTACATGAACTAAAAAGTAGCACATTTTTCTTCACCTATGCTAAATAGATAAAAGAGAAGAAGAAATGATCAAATTGAAGGAGATCGCTTTGGAATACTTGGCATCGGAGCGCGAGAAGTTGGCCAGAATGTCGCATGCTGACGCCATAAAAGAGCTACTGCGCGTGCACAAGATCGACGCTAGAGTTCGCACAATCAAAGCGGTTTCGCCCTCCGGATTGCTGGATGTGTAAGATGAGTCTTTCGTCGGTACTCGATCAGTTGGTAGTTGGGGATGCGGCGACAGTTCTCTCTGAACTTGAGGATTGTTGCGTTGACCTCGTAGTGACATCTCCTCCTTACGATGATCTCAGAAGCTATAAGGGTTTCGTCTTCCCTTTTGAAAGAATCGCTTGCGAGCTGCAACGAGTACTAAAACCAGGTGGGGTTATTGTGTGGGTTGTCGCCGATGCAACGATAGAAGGTAGCGAGACTTGTACCAGTTTTCGTCAAGCTCTGCATTTTCGGTCCCTAGGCCTAAACTTGCACGATACAATGATCTTTCGTAAGCGAAATCCCATTCCACAAATCTATCGTCGCAGATATACGAATGAATTCGAATACATGTTTGTATTTTCTAAGGGGCAGGTACGCACGCACAATCCAATTATGATTGATTGTCTGCACGCTGGATTGGAACTATCTACCACAACGTACAAAAACTACTCCCGTCACGATCAGGCACGGGCCAAGATGGCTAATCCCGTGAGAGAAAAAAAGATCAAGGGCAACATTTGGGAGTATGTCGTCGGCAAAAACAAGGAGGATCAGGAAGCGAAAGAGCACCCGGCGCCATTTCCTTGTGAATTGGCCCGTGACCACATTTTGAGTTGGACGAATCAAGGGGACGTTGTGCTTGATCCAATGTGTGGTAGTGGAACGACATGCAAAATGGCGAGGCAATTCGGCAGAAGATTTGTTGGAGTCGACATCTCAAGCGAATATATTGAGATTGCCAGACGGCGAGTATTTGAGCAGGTTGGTGATACCTTAAGCTTGGCCCTTGGATGACGGCTAACTATGCGTTCAAGCCGACCGCGGAACAGGCGCTTCGCATTAACCGTGGCTCTACACGAATTATTGCATTATCAAAACACCACAGAGTGGAATTGATTGCTTTTGAAGATCTAAACATGAAGACAAAGGATCACGGAAAAGGCAAGAAATATAATAGATCTGTAAATAATTCTTGGAATAGATCACGTCTAATCCAAAACTTGGTAAAGAAATGTAACATAAATGGAATAAAGTACAAAGAAATACCTGCTTTTTATTCATCCTTCGTCGGCTGCTTAATGCAGTCAGAAGAATATGATTCAATAGCGGCAGCAATGGAATTGTCGCGCAGAGCGCGACAATTCCTTACAAATCAATCAGTTACAAATTTTCCTGAAGTTGATTTAAAAGCCATAACTACCCGTTGGAAGGAAATGTTAGGCTCTGAAATCGATGTTTTTTCATGGAAAAATTTATATGATTGGTTCAAAAAGCGAACGAAACTCAGTTATCGGAAGCTTTTTCGCCTTCAAAATTTTGAAGGCGTTTCGTTTAGGTTAAAATCTGTCACCAGTGGTGTTGTTTGTCACTTGATATAAAAAGACATATTTTAACTAACTGTCAAACGCTTTATTTTATGATATAGTTATTAACTTTTCATTTGATTTGTTTTTTAACGTCTTATTTGGTGGCGTAACAAACACAGTTAATAATCCATTTTCAAATGTAACATCATGGACTTCACTATCTTTCTCTATGTTGAATCGTAATTCTTTAGTAGAGAATGATAATTTTTTATGAATAAATTTGGTATCATTTTTCTCATCCACTTCGTTCATTTCTGCTACGATTTGTAAAATCTTATCTTGTAAGATTTTTACAGTTATTTGGTCTTTACTAAATCCAGCAAGAGCTACGTCTATTTTGTAGATGCCATCTTTAATACTAATATCATATGGGGCAGAAGAACCCTTTATCCGTGGATAAAATACATCAGAAAAGATTTGATCGAAAAGATCTGTTGTGGTATTATAATTTTTTACGTCTTTTGATAGATTTTTTAACATATATATTCTCCTTTATGCAATTTATATGTTTATTTTATGGACCCATTCGGCATCCAAGTCTATGCTGATCATTCAGCATTCATATTTATAAGATTTTTTTGGACGTGTGTCAATATGTGGTGATTACTTTTCAACAGTCCCAATTCTTTCTAATATAGCTTTTTTCGCAGATTCTTTGGGTGGTATTACTGTTTTTGTTTCATTAATTTTTACAGATATTCCATTATTAGTTTTTTCAGCTTCTTTCATTTTAACTATAGGTTTCATCTCTTCAATTAACTCAAGCGATTCAGTTATTGGTGAAAAATATTTACCATCTATTAATACATTTACTTCAAAACTATACTTGCCAGCTTCTAAAATATTTTTCAGTATTGGTATATTAATTCTATAAATGCCATTATCAATGCGCTCACCCTCAAATGATAATCTCATCTTTTCAGATATAATTGTAAAGAATAAATTACTTTTAGATCCTCTTGGAACGTCACCATGTATCTCCATTTCTAGATCAAATGACGATTCTTGTTCTATATTAATTTTTTGCATTGAATTTAACCTTTATGTTATCAATTTTTATTTCTTTACTAAACTTTACACTCAAAACACGATCTTTTATTTTTTTAATTACATTAAACATCTTAATTACTATATTTATTTTATTATTCGAAATATTGAAATTTTTAGTATATTCATTTTTAAATAAATGTATTTTAAATGATAAATATCCCTGTGCATCTTCTTTGAAATCCGTCCAGCCTACTGAATGTCCGCTAACATGAACGACTATATCAATAAATTTAAATATAGTTAAATTAAACGTAGATAACACCGGATTACCTAATAACCCTCCCGTCAATATTCCACCTAATGAATCCATTACTGTGGCACTCTCTCTGCAATTTCAGTTATGGACGCAACACCATTGAAATCTTTCAAATCAAAAATCTGTAATGGTGTAACCCCATCATCGTCATATACGGTTAATGTTTTAGTACTATTATTTATTTTTGTTCTATTTTTATTATATTTTAATATACCATTAATAATCTCAATTGCCATTTGTAAACTTGACATAACAGAATCTATATCTTCTAATACAATATCAGTTTTGGCTATATTCAGATCTAATTTAAAATCAACACCATTTAACAAATTATATGTATTTGTTGTTCTAGTGTTTAACACATTCACCATTCCACCCATCGTCAATGGATTTGTATGCGCAGATAATAATCTATCCCATACTGCTGTTGCAATGGCTGATGCACTTGGTCCACTTCCACCCCCACCAGCGACAGTTATAAGACCAGCAGAGTTTGCTGTTCTAATAGATACTTGGTTTACATTAGTAATATCGGCAAAATTAGTATTTGCGCCAACAATATTTACAGCATATTGACCATCTTCAAATGTTATCGTATATCCATTAATGATTTCAATAGATCTAGCATAAGTAACACCAGCTAGTACGACTTCAGTATTATGATTATAAATGTGCGGCCATATCATACCGTCTTCACTATCTTCAAGATCTAGTAAATCTAATCTAAATTGATTAGCATCTAATTCGTATAAATTTGCACCTATAACACTTAGATAATTTTGTGGTATTGTAATTACACCTGTAGGCCAATCTATGGTTATCATTGATCAGCTACCATGAATGCTGTTAATGACAATCCACTACTAGTAATCGTGCCAGCTAATAGGGAAGTTTTAAACAAAGTCCCAGATGTCCCTTTACGAACTCGTCCTGTCACTGGTTGATCTCCTGTGTATGCGTATGTAGTTGAAGCAACACCACTAGCGTTAGTCAAAGTATTTAGTAATACGGTTCCTTCTACTTCTGGTCCACCAGCGGCAGCAACGATATATACTCTAGCATCTTGAATTGCTGATGAGTCGGTTGCACTTTTTATAGTGGAGGTTAACGTAACCAAATCTAACGGATATAAAGCTGCACGGGCGGCTGTTGTGCTATTCGTGTAAAAGAAAAGTGACGTGATAGCTGTTGCGTTTGTTGTGCTTGTAACTATTCTTATACGTAAAGGAAAGCCCGTTGTGACTGCGTTAGATACAGTTTCAGATGGTAATCTGTTAAATCTTAACACACCAGATACTGCACCAATATTTGCTATATCTACTACAACTGTTGTACCATTAGTAATAGAAGTAACCTTTGTATTTGGTGCTATATTAGTGCCCCATACATAATCACCAACTGCTACACCTGTTGTAGATGTCATAGTCACATTTGTACTTCCATTTGATCCACCACCGCCTGCGCGAGTATATGCCAGATTATAATAAGTAACACCAGCATCTAGAGAATACGATATATCATAATTACCTATAGTGCCACCAGCCATTACAGCTTCAGCAATTGGGAACGAACTGTGACCAACTATATTTTTATCAGCAATAAATGTAGCAGAATGTCCAACGGTTGGCATGTACAATCCGCCCGCCGAAGTAAACGCTGCGCCATTCGCCAAAACTACTTGACTTGTAGTATCAGAAGTAGCTTCATTCATTTGTATAGCAATACGACTATTGAGGACAGTAAATGTTAAAGTGCCAGACGCTGCGCCAGCATTAAGACATGTGAAAGTGAATGCGCCAGCAGTTGTTGCTGTTATAGTTTTTTGTCCAAGAATAATAGCGGCTGCATCACTTGTAACATTCACAACAATAACATTACCAGTTCGTAATCCATGCGCTGCACTTGTGATAGTTGCGGTTGTTGTAGATCTAGACCACGCCACCGCTGCGATGTTTGCTGGAGCACCAGTTGTGTAATAATCTACAAAATGCGTTCCATATGTTGCCGTTTGAGCAGTTAATGCGGGTGTAGATTGAAGTCCCCTATTAACACCATTAAGTTGTGGAATTAAATATACACCCCACTCAGTACCCCATACCGATTCTAAAGTAATACCTTTAGACGAGTTATCACTTGATACGATACCTGTACGTAATGCTGGTGTATAGCAGCGTTGAACTTTTACATTTTTAGCAGCAGCACCCGAAGCAAGTACAAGAAGCTGCGATGCCATTGTCGGATAATAAGAACAAGTCCCTGAAGCTGCGCCAGCATTAGTAACTGTGATTGTAAAAGTGCTACTACTCGGAACGGTAACAACTGTTTTAAGAGTAGCTGTTGTAGTGGTTACCGCAGTTACTGCGGTGTCAGACATTATCTGTAAAGCTATAATATCACCAATCTTCAATCCATGACTTGCTTGCGTTATTGTCAATACCGTAGTAGCTCGCGTCCATGTTGCATCTGAAACAAAAGCGCCGCCCATACTTAATGGTGAAGCAGCAGTTCCTAAGTTACGAAGCTTAATATCGTTACAGTTAGCGGCTGCTATATTCAAAATACCAGAATATGGTTGTACCAGAGCTTGACCACCAAAAGTCAACCCGTCAAATTTCAATCTGGCACAAGATGATGCGATATCGTATGCATACATAGCGAACTGTGTTGCGGTTCTATTATAACTGATAGTACCAGACGCTGCACCACCGTTAAGACATGTTACAGTAAATACGTTTGCATTAGTGACAGCTAATACAGTTTTTGCACCTGTTGTAATGGCAAGTGTATCACTGGAAACGGAAACGTTGAAAGTATCACCAACTTTTAACCCATGTGCGGTACTGGTAATTGTAGCAGTAGTAGTAACACGAGTCCACCCAATAGCTGCTAATGTATTACCGGCAGTATAGTTTGTAGTCCAGGCCGCATGGTCATAATAGACCGTATTTGTAAAATTCAAGTCAGAGCAAGTAGTAATTAATGCGCGTCCACCGCCCAGCGTATTGGATGTGAAAGTACTTTGATTAACACGAGTAAGTGATAATGCTCCAGATGCTGCGTTGCTGCGCACACCTAATGATAACCACTTACAACTGGTGAACGTGAACCCCAGCATTTCTGATAAGATACCGACATAGTTACCAGAACCCATTGCGCCTGCGCGAGTAAATGTACAAGAAGTAAAAGTACCACCAGCGAAACATAGAGACATTAACAAACCTGTCTGAGCGTTTTGCGCTTCTTGTCCAACATTTACATTACTCCACGTCAATGCCGCAGCACATTCTTGTAATAAAATTTGAGTCATAATCATAGTATTGGTTAGTGCAACAGAATAAGGCTGCGCCCAGTTGCAATACCAATTGATACACGCCTTATCTATATCTAATACACCACCACCAGTAGTTAGAAATTCCATGCGTGTAGCTAGAGTAGCATTTGGTAATACGTTTGCTGTTAACCCAGCAGCAGTACACGTCATAAAGAATATATTAGGTATTCTAAGTTTTCTACCAGAAGGTGGTAAATATCCACCAGACGTTGTTAGTCCATCATTTTGGAAAGTCACTAGTCCAGCAGTGGAAATCCAACATACTTTGCCACGAATAGCGTCTGTAGCGATACAATCCACATGCGCCAATTGTGTACCTGCACATGGATAAAATTCATAAACATCAGTCCCAGTCCCAGTTTCTACTTCTACGCCGGGCAAATAAACTAAAGACCCATTACTCGGTATCTGATAAGTAGTTGCACTACTTCCAGATGTAGTAACACCTTGAAAATCATAATATGCGCCGCGCACCTTAAACGTATTTAATCGGTTGACTGTGACAGTTAATGCATCAACACCAACTATCTCTAACCATCCTGCACGGTCAGCTTCTGTAGCTGATGCACCGATGCCAGTTAAAGCACCAGCAGAATATGACACTGAATTCCATTGACGAATTAAAATAAATCCTGTCACTGGCATGGCGGCGGCGGCGGCAGTTGGTGCTACATTAAGTGCAGAATATACGCCAAGTAGAATACCAGAAGCGCCACCTTTTGAAATGGTAGTACCTAATGCTGGGACGTTACCAGTACCAGTATTATATGCGATCATTCGAACTAACGTACTATTAAACTCAATAGTACCGCCTAATGTTGCGGATAGTGTAATGTTACCCATACCAGCACTTGTATTTTGATTAGTACCGTACCTTGTATGTTGGTCAACAGTTAAATAACCCCCATTTATATTATACGTATCACTTCCAGCTTTAGCCGCTAGAGTATCGATATTTACTGCCGTAGTTATAGTATAGGTACTCATTATTCAATTATCTCTGATATACCAATAATACCAGTATCATCTGATATAGTCAATATACCACCAACAGTTTCAAGAATAGCACCATTTTTAATGATATCCTCTTCCTCTATAGTAATTGGATATTTTTCCAACCATTCTAATGGGGCGACATCAGTAGTACAGAAGACACCTTCCTGTATCTTATAGGTAAATATTGCCATATTAAATTACTCATCGCTAATGCGTGATGTTGATGCTGAACCACCGGCAGAACCCAATGTTGCCGTAGTCTCATAAGTTTTAATTTTAGGTGTTCCTCCACCATTTCTAACTCGCACATACAAATCACGATCCGCTGAGTATACACTAGTAAATGTCATTGTGGAACCCACTGATGTACCATCGATATAACTAATAAAAGTGTTGGCTCCATTAGAGGCATTATCACTACTGAAATCTGTTGCACCAATGGTAAACGTAGAAGTCGCCCAAGATGTATATGCGTGTCTGGTATAAAAACCACTAGCTCGCAATATGCGAATAGTACCTGTAGCTGGAGTATCTGCTGGGATCGCTTCGTTAACTACCACCGAAGTTACTGCCGCACCTGACAATGCCCCATTTAATGTTAATTGATTAAAATCTATTGCAGCAGTATCCAAGTTAGTTACTAGAACACTGTCGCCAGCAACTAAGTTTGAAACAGTAAAAGTTACATAGTTTGGTGCGATTCTTTGTGTGTTAGTTAAGTCAAATACTTTATCATTTGAGGTTAAATCTGCTGCCTCAATACCAAAACCATAACCACCGATCAATGCAGACCCAGTTGATACACCGGCTGCTGGGAAACTAAGTGTACGTTCCGTAACTGTTACATTAACTGTTACTGTAGCGCCAGATGTTCCACCAGTTATAACCTGATTATCAGTTGGTGCAACACCAGTCAATAGTTGTATCCATATTTTTGTGGCTGCTGTAGCATGATTTCGACCCAACATCTGTCCTGTACCGCCCGACCATGAAACAGCTTCTACGGCAGCTAATGTGCCAGTTGGACCATCAACCACTATTTCATGCGTAATACCTCTGAATACCTCACCATTCAGTCCATACATGGTTGAAGCTGAACCAACTCGCTGTAACCATTTAATACGTTCATAAAATTGATTAATAGTAAAGGTCGCTCTGTTCCATTCAGAATAATAAAATTCATTAGCACCATTACCATCAACGTCAATACCACGATATCCTTCAGTATTTGTGATAGTATTCCATCCAGCAACTGTTCCAACTATTGTTGTATTATTTAAATCATTAGCATAAGTCAATGCTGCGACGTTTTCACCTCGTGATGTGCCATTAATCTTGAACTCGCTGTATGTTTTCCCCCATACTCTAGTCTGACATATAATACGACGCCCATCAATATCCGCTGCGCCTGTACGAACCTTTAAACAAAATCTGTGTGAAATACCATTTGCAGCATCTGGATTTAAGCCGATTAGGCCCGTACCAAATGGTACGGAGTTCCAAAAATCATTGACTATAATTGCGCCATTTTGCTGGATTTGCATATCCATATCAACATTCGCGAATACTTTAATACCATCATAGATAACATCGCCCCCAGTTTGAATGATAGAACCACCATAGAGATGTTCTGCTGTAGTATCATCGATATTATAACCGTTCAAAAGTGTGATGATGTTATCAGTTGATCGATCTGACGGGGTGTCTTTAGTGATATCAAGAAAATCATCACCAGCTGATGAGGCATCATCCGCTAATGCACCTAACCAACGATGTAGTTCGATAACAGAATAATACCCTGCTCCGTTAGCACCATGCGCTGCGCCAATATATCTGATATCTTTGTCAGCTTGAATCTCAAAATCTGTTCCAATCGCCATTAAAATCTCCGTTTATGTTATTTAATTTGTTTTAATTTTATGTCCGAGAACGTTTCTACAAATTCTTTATAATTCGTAATATTTGCATTATCAAATGTTGACTCAAAGAATTCGGATAACGATTCCTCAATTAAAAATGAATAATTGATATTATCAAACGTTATTTTATATTCGATAAATGTTTTCTTTTTAATTTTAGATTCATCTAAAGATGCTAGTAATTGATATGACAAAATTGTTCACCATGTAATATGTCTATTTATCAAAATTCTATATCATCGAATAAATTACACAATTTTATTAAATAATCTCCATGACATGCTTTAGGTTTACAAAAGCATGCCAAATTTTTACCTTTTAACTCTGAAATTATTCTATTCTTGAACACTACATTAGCTTCAATATATTCTATATATTTGTTAATAACTTCAGTTCTATTACCATGCACACCAATAATGTAGGGGTTCCCATACACGGAACCCCTACCTATATAAACACAATCATCTGGTGCATTCTGATCTGTTAAATTATAAACTTTTACTGACATTAAATAATTTTCCTATTTTAAATTACTTGATTATAAATACATATAGAACATAAGTCAAGGAGTCTAATATGAATTGTGAAATATGTGGTGAAAACAGAAAAACATACAAAAATGGCACATTAGCCAAAACATGTGGAAATAGAAATTGCATTAAAATATTAACATACCAAACCATGAAAATCAAATATGGTGAAAAATTTGAAAACATAGTGAATAGAAGGAATGTTACGATAAAAGAGAAATATGGTGTAGACAATATATCACAATTACCAGAAATAAAAGAGAGAAAGCGAATAACTTGTGAAAATAATCATGGTGTAAGCTGGCCGATGCAATCAAATGATATACGCGAAAAATCCAAAAATACACTCATGGAAAAATATGGAGTGACTAACATATTTCAGGCAGAACATATTAAAGCACACATAAAGAAGTCTGTATTTTCGTATGATGAAGAATTAGGTATGACCCCTTATGAATATGGAATGCTAAAAATAAAAAAACAGAATATGAAAAAATATGGTGTCGAATTTTATTTCCAAACTTCTAGATTCAAAAGACAATATAAAAAAATAATGACAGAACGATATGGTGTAGATAATTTTTTCAAATCTGATGAATTTAAAAAATTGATGATAGAATCTGGAAGAATATATTCAAATGAAGACTTGGAAAAGCGTAACAGTTATTACAGGGAAGTTATGAAATATACTAGATTATCCTATAAGGTTTTCAAAGATATAATCGAATTATATGATAAAAGAAGCGTTTATACACATTTAGACCATATTTTTTCTATTCGTGCCGGGTTTGACAACCGGATACCACCTAAAATAATAGGATCATTGATTAATCTACAATTACTACCAACACAAGTGAACCAGTCTAAAGCGGCAGATTGTTGGATTAGCGAACAAGAATTACATGAACGTTACGAATCTTTTATAAGAGAAAATAAATTCTACGAAGGGTTATAACCCTTCGTAGAATTTTATTATTTTCTAATAAAACTATTCGCTCTACTGCGAATAACATCGAATGTTTCGAAATACAGTTCTATTATACCATTTTCATAAGCTAATACCATTTCGTCATTTTGATGTTCTGCGACATCTTCTATTCTAATTGTATGATATCCGGCATCATCCATAACAAGTGTTAATTCACCACGTTTAGACACTTTAGACGCATCAGTCTTAGGATTTTTAAATACGTCACTCTGGACTCCATTAACAGTAATACTTGAACATTTCATAGCATACTTATAAGAATCTCTATCAACTTTTTGTAATGTTCCAGCGCCCATACCGAATGCTAAATTTGACATACTCAAACCTTCTTTTAAAAGATTTTCTATGATCAATGGAATTGAATTTATAGTAATACCATCACCTTGAATAACTCTCACATGATTGGGAAGTACCTTATATCCTTTTGAATTAATTGTATATCCTTCTACTTCCATTAATCGCTTAATTACTTCAATTGGCATTGTCAGAGGATCACCTGAATCTGGACGCAGTACTACAGTAGCACCTCCCGATTTAACAGCACTTAAAAGCTTAGGATTCTTACTCCACATATCTATTGCGTTAAAGGTGTCATAACTATCAATCACACAAGCGAACATAGCACCGGGTTTGGCATATGTATTGACCATGTTAATATATGCATCAGCTTCATCAGTCTCACCCCAACTTGTCATTGTGGAATGTTCTGATGCTGAAATTGAAAAGCCGCAAACGTCGGCATAATAGTTTTCCATAGCACAAGTAATACCTGCTAACGTATCAGTTCCTTTAAAATTTACAAGGTGCGCACAATTACCGATTGAGGCAGATTCCAATGAACTAACACCGCGAAACCCAAAACAATGCAATTTGAAATCAATTTCTGAATCTGGATTATCGGATGATTTTACTAGAGCGTCATAAATGTACTGTTTAGCTAAAAATGAATTGCTGGCTACCGTACTACCATACCAGAAATTTTGCAGCAACGCTGTTTCCAAAAAAGACGTCAACCAGAAACATTCTGGATCAGTATTTTCTATTGTAAGCAATACATTATGTGTTGGGATAACAGAACCTTCTCTGACAGTACGAATTCGTACTGGTAAAATTCCATTATGTTTTTCTACAATATACTCCCAGCCAGTCCGGTTAAACTCTAGCCCATGTGCAGTCAAGAGCATGGCAGCTTGTTCAATATCTTCTTTGGTAACTGGTTTAGTTAGATAATTTTTAATGAAATATTGTAACCCAAATACCATTACACGGTCAGTAATGCTGCTACCACGACTCTCAATGTATGAGAATACTTTTTGCGTATTTGGCGGATATTGTTGATAGTGCGCATGCTTATAACTATCGGTGAAAAGTATCAAATTATTTTTTAGATTTGTCATGACCATAACTCCTATGTGTCGTTGTTTATCTTCCGTACTGTGAAACTAATTTTGCTTCGTTTTCTGCCGCTTCCAACTCATTTGCTTCTTTTATAATTCGTTCGATTCCGTGAACATAATTACTTATTCCTTTAAAATGTGTCATTCCTCTGATTGAATAATCATATTTATTCAAAATAATATTCAAATCTGACCACATTTGCATTTGTTCTTGATGAGTTCTAGATTCTGCTTCCTAAAACATGTACATAAGCATACATCATTTCAGTTCCTAATTCAACCATCCAACTTTCACACGATCTTTTGTATAAAGAGGTCAGATGTCCAAAGGCGTAACTTCGGGACAAGCCATCCCTAGTTGTCTCATTCCTGAGACATAAATATTTCTTGCAGCATTCCAATCCCTATCCATCACATAACCACAATCCCCGCACTTGAAGATTCTATCATGTAATGAAAGATCAGATTTATAACAGCCACAATTTGAGCATGATTTAGAAGTCGGAATCCATTTATCTATCACAACTAAATTGTTGTTATAAATCAATGATTTATATTTGAGTTGGCGTCTGGCTTCGCCAACGCCACCGTCAATTCCTGACTTACCAAACATTTTACTCCATGACTTCAAATTCAAATCTTCTATAATTATCGTTTGGTTTTCACGACAGATTTGAGTTGTAAATTTATGTGTGAAATCGTGACGTAAGTCACTGATTTCCTTATGTATTTTTGCTACTTTTACTCTTTGCTTTTTCTTATTAGAACTGCCATCTTTTCTTCTGGAACATATCCGTTGATATCTTTTGAGCTTTTGTAGTTTAGATTTTAATGGCTTAGGTGAATCAAAACATTTGCCGTTCTGATCTACGGCAAATGTTTTGATTCCAAAATCCAATGCTATTGTTTTATCACTAATTCTATCTTTCTGATAGGTTTCTATATCAACAGCGATGGAAGCAAACCATCGGTCAGCCTTTCGGCTGACCGTAGCAGATGTAATTTTGCCTTCAAATCTTAATGGTTCTTCCATTTTAATTTTTCCAATGACCGGAAGTTTTATGGATTTGTCATCTACCCAAAATTTATCATTTGATACATAAAATGAATCACGTTTGTATTTTTTCTTGAACTGCGGACACGCAGTTCTTTTGTCAAAGAACCCTTTAAAAGCCTTTTGCAAATTCGCAAAAGGCTGCTGATTTGCATCTTTTGGTGAATCATAAATCCATGGAAAATCATGTTCTTTGATTGAATTAAATTGCTTTTTCAATTTGGCGGCTGTTGGCTTCTCGCCAGCTAAATATTGACGTTGCCATTCGGCCAAAGCCCAATTGTACGTGAATCTGGCGCAGCCTGCGGCTCGCGCCAGCATGTTTCGCTGTTCTTTGTTTGGCTTTAGCTGAATTTTGTGAGCAAGATTCACAGCGATTTTAGCTGTCTTTTCTCTTGACTTTGGCATCTTTTGGCACCAAAATGGTGCGCGATGCCGTTTGATATGCACCTTCTATGTATCCAAGGTGAAACCAGTTGTAAGCTGTTTTGTAACAGACCCCCTGGGTCTTTGCAAAATCTACCAATTTTATCATCATTTTTCAATTCCTTTTAATCTATTTATACGAATTGAAAAAAGATGTACTACAAACTTGATTCTTTTTATTTGTATATATTTTACCTACTTATGTATATGAAATCATTAACTGTTAGATTCTCCTGTTTTATTTTCTATAATTAGGTAAATATCTAATTCATCTTCAAATTCTTGTTCCATTATTATCCTTTAATTTATTTTGTACAATCTCTTGATGCATCCAATGCTCCGAACTTTGTATATGATTCTTACGTACAAATTTTGCTACTGAACTTGAAAAGGCTTCATAAGTGAAAGCTTCAGCTAATCTTACCACATATCCTTCCATCGTACCATCATTAACAAATAATGATTTGATAATTTTCTCATCATAAATGCCATCGTATAATACTTTTACTGGAACAATGCCTAGCAACTGAAACCATTCTACGGTTTCATCCCATGAAAGACAAGTGTTATTTCCATCCCATATGGAAAAACCATAGAAATAAGATTCTAAATTATCATACGCGATTGAGTGTTTTGCAAATAGATTCTCACCACAAATTCGCATATCTTCTGAAATGTTATGTTGGAATTCTGCTGCAAACTTTTTTAACCAATCTCTTGATGGGTGATTAGCAGAATCTAATGAACGAGCATGCGTATGATCGGAATATATGGAGGTAGTTTCACCATCATACTTTTCCGAGACTATCACACGCTTACCAACAAACATATCATCGCTTTTCAGCATCTTGTCATCATTGGTCATACCCTCACTCCACGCAAAGTGTAAGGTACGCGGGTATTTTTTATATTTTGAGGCACTCATGACACTATACTCTTTGATTATTTTCTAACTTCAATCATACCAGATTTAGCTATTTCTACAAGAGCTTCAACGTCAACGTGAGGATTAAAGATTCTAGCATTTTTATAATAAAAGTTCTCACTAGCCTCATGCTCAACAGCGGCTAAAACCGCTTTGTATGCTGTTCTAACGAGTTCTGAAGTTACCATATGATATGATAGCTGCCACTTCCTGCAATACTGCCTCTCGACGTTTCCTGAATCATTACAAGCACCCATAAACTGTATCTGTAGATAAGGTACATCATTCTTTTCTTTTACAATGAATTCCCAATTTGAGAACTGGATTTGTGCGACTACTTGTTTAATTTGTTCTAATGTTTTCATGACCATAACTCCTATGTGTATGAAATGTACAGCTACTTACAATCTATTTAAGAAATATAAAATAATGTCAAAATGGTCCTCGAATAATTTATTTCGCATATTTCGAACTTCCCCAAACGTAAACCAATGTGCATCAGAAGCATCGTCCAAACCGCTTACGCGAGGTAGATCATTACTATCATCCAACTTAATACAATATGCACTAGTGATTGTACGTCCATTCTTTATGAAGACTCTACCACGTAATGAACGATCAGGATGATCGAATATCTTGTGATCCACAATTGATCCGCGTAAAACTTTTTCAGGAACTTTAATACCAGTTTCTTCTCGTAATTCTCTAATCATTGCATCTTCTAAAGTTTCATCTGGATGAACGTGCCCGCCAGAGATTGCCCATAGATCTTTACCAGGATTTTTCTTACGCTTAATTAAAAGCACATGACCAGATTGAACAACAACTGCATCGACTGTAATAAAATTCAAAGAGTAGCCATTAGGGAAACTCATAAATTTTTTATCATATGCTATTGCATCTTCATATTCATTACACAGTGGATGAAATTCTGCTTTATGTTGGAACTGTTCTAAGAATTGAAACACTGGTTCTGGTACTGCCGCCTTGACAAATTGCATGTGGCCAGAAAAATACAATTCGCGAATTTTAGTCGCATCTATATTTTTACCACCAAGAGATTCTAAAATTGGAGTTTCAATATAATCCCATTGTTTAAACCAATTTATGTATGTTTCTGTTTTTTGATCTTTCTTCGCTCCCATCATTGCGATTTTTTTATTACCATTGGTAATATCTGCAACACCATCAAGTACTGATGATGCCCAATTAGCATTGTTATATAATTGATCTTCAATGGGAAGGAAATGGATTCGTGAACAATCAACACCATCAAAACACGATTGAATCATTTCGATTCGTTCTTTAATTGTAAAAGGTGATTTAATTGTTCTAGGTGAATTTGCAGAACCAAGTACAATTATTAACTTATCACTCTGTTGTAGTGCAGATTTAATTGTATTGAGATGACCTAAGTGTAGGGGTTGAAAACGCCCAATGTAAACTATGTATTCGTACTTTTTTTGCATGACCATAACTCCTATGTGTCAGTTGTATTTATAAAGATTATTCAGTCTTTCTGAATAATAATTGTAACTCTAATTGTTTTTTGCTGCGAATTAATGATGCCAATCGTTCATCTATTTCTTTTATTTCTTTTTCTATCATTTCAACTGGTGGTGTACATCCAATTTGTACAATTTCAAATCTATAGTAATCTGCGTATCTTGTCCATGACTCATACGCATCTAAAATCATTTCTTTAATATCTTCAGAATCTGAATGGCTCCATCCTGGAGCGTAAATAATTTGAATTTTATTCCACGAACATCCGCTTTTATCACTACACCTATAACTAATCCACCCGTCCATAACATACCACGCCTTATGTATTTAAATCAAATTTTTCTATTTTATCAGTTGGTTTTATAATTTCTGTTTTTACAATTTTATTCATGTTAAATAACACCATCATCTTTTCGCCCCAGCCAAAAGGATTACTTATTATTGAATAATCCACACCATTACCTACTAGGAATGATTTAAGAGCATTTGCGTTTGAAGTTTTCAACCCTTCATAATTTAATAAAATTGTTATTACATAATTTGCAATGATTCTACCGCCTTCTTGATATTTTGTCAATGCTTGCAAGATTTCTGATTTTTTAGATTTAATAATATATCGTTCAACAAATTCTTGCACTTTTGCAAAGTCTATTAGTGTCACGCTACTATCATTACCACTCTCTACGTTAATTCTATAGAATTTTCTACTACCCTTAGCGTATTTTTTAGCTGTTTGATAATGAGTAGTTAGATATAAACCAGGACCATATTCCCACTTTCCACTGCGGACTGGTGTTTCTATGTCTAGATTACCACCATGCCAAAATTGCATAACTGGTTTATTAATGTCACCAAGTTTCATTTTTGATAATACCTATTTAATCAAATATTTATAATACCAGAATCAACAATTGATTTAGTTTCATAAGTTAATGCTTCGAACTTACGTCTTTCATTTTGAATGAATTTATTCAAACGTTCCTTAGCATCTTCTAAAGATGTGGTTCGGCCCTGATATGTTTCTATTAATGGATGATAGCATGATAGATCAAGATTGATATCAACAATTAACCATTGGCTAAATATGGAATTGTTATCTTTTACGAATACTACAAAAACTTCATGACTCAGTTTATCCGAGTGTACATTTTTTGTTTCAATTTTTGATATTTTATATTTTATATTTGTATGATGGGCGCTTAATCTTCTTATTTTTAAACATTAATAATTTCTTGCTCAACAATTGTAATATTTTTATTAAAAAGTTTTAGTAAAAAATATATCATAAAATGATATCCAAATAGTCCTTAGATTCTTTAATCTTCTCATTAATCATAGATTCAGGAAATCGCAGCCTGCCCCATTCTGTCAAAAATTTAAGATTCGAAAAGAATCCAGCTTGCATTTTAAACACATCCACAGGATCAATACACATTTCTGAAGAAAGACCAAAAATGATTTCTTGAACCCACACAGGACTCAATCCTTGACTAAGGTCAGCATCGCGGAGAATAGCTCCAAGCATACTCAACTGCTCTGCCTTGAATATATGTGGAAACTGCGTGGTTCTAATCAAATGTTCAATATTAGGCAATTCATCAATATCATCTTGATGAATGTATTTGCGCAAACCTCTAATAGAAATTTCAATGTTTAAATCATCGTTGCCACTTCGACCAGGATGATCAAAATCATGAAACATTGCAGCAATCAGCAATCTACGCATTTCTTTTGGAGAGATTACATCACGATAAAACACACAAGCATCATAACACAACCAAGTTACATGAAACATATGACGAAAATTATGATATGGATTTTTTAAATTTTTTGCAGATGTTAGAACGACTTGAAAATAATATTTCAAGTCACCTTCGTATAAATTATCAATATTCTTGATTATTTCAGGCAAATTAGCCATTAAATTGCTCCATCATTTAATATATCATTAATTTCAATTTCTAATGTTGGCGGAAGATAATCACCAATATCTAATTCATCTTCACTGGTATCAGTAGATAAATGAGTCTTATTCATAAAGAGCAAAGAAGCTCCAATCAAAAAGGCATTTTCAGTTATTTCTTTATTTTTATAAAACAGAAATAACTTCTTAAATTCTTTCCAACCTTTATCGAATTCACATATAACTTTACCAATTTGCTCAGACTCAACCATGACGCTCCCCTTTACTTAAGTTGATTTATGTTTCGCATCAATGATGACACGAACCATAACGAACGTCAAGGGATCATACCACTAACAACCAACATTCTCTCTATCACAAGATATAGTGACCACGGATAGAAAAAAATTGCAAAGAAAGTTGACCAGAATCCTTTAGCCAGAACGATACCTGCTACCCAGATTAGCAGAAATATAAATTTAAATAAATATTCAGAAAAGTTGTTCATTCTGCGTATCGCTCCCATTCATGATTAAATGTTTCTTTTAGTTTTTGTAAATATGTTGTTGTTTTAATTTTATACATTGGAACACCACCGGAGAATGAGCCATCCCGTTCTAACCCCTTACATATTACCCCTTCAGTCACATCATAGTTACCAAGTCTAACGCTTTTGATCAATTCATCATCAAGTATGATCTCAGTCTCTAATACTTTTGGAATATTAACTATTGCGCCCAATTCATTATAAAATTTCTCAGGAGGCATAAATGATTTAATTTTTTCATCATAAATGTCAAACGGAGTTATTTTATGCAGTTCATCATCCACATGTCTACCAGCAAAAGAATTTGGACCATAATACTCTCCAAAAACTATCAACTTATCGGCCTTTAATTTGCTTGAAAAATAACCATTTAATTCGTCAGCTATAGTATCTTTAAACAATGTAACTATCTGTCCCCAATATTCAGTATTTTCATCTACTAACTGAGTTCTAGTACCAAACAATTTAAAGCCAGACTTACGAGTCCATTTTGCCCTAAAGTTTGAACCGTCTAATTTTTCAAAAACCATAACTGGAATTTTTTTATACTTTCCAGTATTACGCATTGATGGATACTCTATCATAAATTTCTCTTAATAATCTGGATATAATTGATTTAATTGCTCTTCAAGAATTTTAATAATTTCTCGTTTACGTCTTAATTGAGAATAGCTGTACTGTAAATGTTTACATAAGTCATCTACCGTTGGCGTAACACTATCCTTTGGATTTGCCAAATCACTGTCAAGTGGCACATTTCTTTCTCTAATTTTATCATGAACCCATATAATTTCCATTGTATAATTCCTTTCTATGATGTTCTATCATAGCATAGATTGTTCCTCTACAGCAACCACACCACGAACCAACCCCAGAACAAAAAACCTCATCTATTGTAGATGAGGTTTTTATAGTTTCTATAAGTTGTTCGGAAGTTACATCTTCACAAACGCATATTATCATAAGTTATACCATTTTTGTAGAAGGATCATCTCCATAATTTCTACCAACTCTTAAATACTTTAGCAGTTGTGCTGGCATTAGATCAATAAGAATTGACATCAATGTATCCAAATATATGACAGATTGTTTGAAACCTTCTGCATCGTTTGATGACAAATTTTGTAGTATTTGTTCAATACATTCTATTGCTTGCTCTTTTATGCTTTTATCATTATATCCTTTATTATCTTCTACATCAATAGATGCTTTCAGTTCAGCGATTCTATCCGTACAAGCCTTTTTAACATCTTTTGGTAACTTGAATTTATCAGCACGATCACCATCAGCATCGAAATATGAATAAGATATAGAATTTACAGTATCTTTAAAATATTTTTCCATTTCTTTTACGAATTCATTAGGTTCAAATAACAATGGCACTGACTTACCTTTTTCTTCTGCTTCATTAGTAGTCTTACGCTTATGCAGTTCATTTGCACAATAATTTATTTCATCTTCATAATAACCAGATTTTACCTTTTCGGCATCTGGATTGGCCTTAATCGCTGCTTGTGCATCCTTCATTATAGCATGTAATTCATCATTAGACTTGCCAGACAAACGCTTTGGATACCCCTCGTGATCAAATTTAGGCGCTGCAACGGCTTCATCGATATTAGTAGCGTCTGTTATTTTCTTAACTTGTTCTTTTCTAGGATCATCTTCTCCATCCACAAGATCAACATAATGGTCGCTCTTTCTATCATAGAAGCGATTTTCTTTAGGATCGAAATACAGACCTCTTCGCTTATTAGTGTCGAATGGTCCTTCTAGTCCTTTTATTTTTTCTGAAGTTCTACGTAATGACTCGCTTATATCGATACCGGCTAACTTCTGTAATTCTTGTATATTATTCATTATGAAACCCTTTTAATATATTTATGTTTGACTGTTCCATTTTCCATTCATGCCTCTTGAATCCGCTAAATTTTTAACAGCATACGAAATCATTTCTGTATATTGCGACCATCTATCGCGCATATACGCCAATGGTTTAGGAACATTCAATTCATCAAGCGATGTATCAACTAATTCAATAGCACTATTCCAATCTTTACTCTTGTCTTTAGAATTTTTATTAATTGCTTTCTGAATATAGACCATAGTATCTTTTGGGTATGGTTCATTAGTGTCATCAGACACGAAAATACCTTTTGGTTTCGGTGGTCTACCCTCGTTCAAGATATCTCTTAAGTGTCTCATTCAATTTCAACCTTTTCTTTTTGTGATTTTGATTCTATCTGTTTAAATTCTTGTTCAGTAGAATATAATTCCAGCATATGTTGTAAATTACTTTCAATAAAAGAATCTGAATTTCTATTAGAAATAGTAGGATTTGGTGCTGATTGTTTTTCGGCATCAGTAGCATCTTGTAGATCTTTTAACTTATCTTTACTTTTTTCTGCTAATTGTCTATATTTATCAATAACTTCTTCAAGTAATGCAGTATATTGCTCATATTGTTTTATAGTAATTCTAAAAGCCTTTGATACTTCCCCAGGCTTATAATTATCTTTATCTATTTTGTTTATTTCAAAATCAGGTCGAGTGATATTACTAGGATATGGCACTATATAAAATGGAACTGGTTTATCTACGTAAACAGTCGTTTCTCTTGGTTTATCTATAGCGCATGCGCTTAAAAATAATAACATACCTATCAATAATAATTTTTTCATTTAGAATCCTCTATGGATGAAACTAATTCTTTCATAGCGTCATCACATGTATTAGCTACTGCGCTGTTGCGTATATCTTCTATCTGTTTAGAATTATTCCTATTCATTAAATTTTTCAATTTGCGATTTAAGATCAAAAAATTCTTCATTCATTTTTTGACTTTCTTTGGCAGCATTTTCCACCGTTTCTGTCAATTGCTCAAAATTACTCCTACAATAAGTCAAATCCCTGTCAACCAACGCGGTTTTAGCAACTTGATTATCAAATTGTAATTTATAATAATCTATCCGGTTCTGTTGAACATAAACCGCTATTGACAAAACTAATATAGTAACAATGCTTAATGTTTTAAGATTAAATAGTAATTTGAATAATGTGGTCGTTGCTGATACTTGCGGTGGTATAAAGAAACCTTGTGGCTGATTGTCACTCATTTTATTATCACCTTTTTCTATTATTTATTACTCTAGAAAAATTATCAGCAGTCCTGCTTAGATTATCAATATCATTTTTGATAGCATCTAACTCATATTTTATTTTTTTCGATTGTTGATTACTTTGCGCATCAGATTTCTTAAGGTCTTTCACGATATCATTAATTACCTTTTCATGTTCATCTAATGTTTTTTTAATCTCTTTCAATAACTTATTATTACTTTCAATTTGATTTTTCAAAGAATCAAACCATGGTTTTGCTTTTTTTAACCATTCTATAAATTTATTCTCCATTCAACAAAGGTTCCATTATTAGGTGTCTTAATACATTAATTATTTCTATAATACCATCCATCTTAACTCCAGAATTTCTACATTCATTCATCTTAAGTCCAAGAACATCTAAGGTGTCATCGAAATAGTCAGTATTTAATAAAATTTTACAAGCTGAAGATATGTCAATATGATTTTTTGTTAACGGTACATTTACTTCATATGAATCAAAATACTTTTGTAAAATAGGTAATACATAATTATATATGTTAACTCCAATAAATTGTATCGGGTTCAACTTAGGTGTTAAGTTATTGTCATGATCATGTAGAAGATAATTAAGTAGTTCTGCTATAGCATCGTCCAAATCAACACCAATTTCATCTATTATATCCTTAGTCCAACCGTGATATTTTTCGGTATTGTTTAAATTATCAACTTTAATCAAAATTGATAACGGTTCTCTTACATATGACATATCGTGGAAATTTACTTGTACGATAGAGAAACTAACCATATCGACTTTAGAGAAATCGCCATTAACTGGTAACCCATTTGTATCTACAGATATTACATACATATCATTCATAAATTTCACCTATCAAATCGTCAAATTGTTTAACTCTTTCTATTCTGTCTTTTTGTGTAATGCAACCAACAGAAACTCCAGCAAATTCCATATAATTAGCCAATATAGAATCATATGCAAAATTGTAATTCATATTATATGGTCGTGTCGCATCATTTTTAATAGACACAATACGCATTGGAATGTAAAGAGAATGCTGTACTACTGATTGTTGTGCTTTTATGCAGGTACTAACAAAACTGTCCAACCAATCACTATATTCATTCAATCTACCTAAATTCATAATAGAGAATACTGCGATATCAATGAAGGATCTTTCGACTAGTAGTATTCTTTTTTCTGATTTGTTTTTAGCAGCTACAATTTCAAAATGACGATCTAAAATTTTATCTTGGAAAGATTTTAGAGCTTCTGAATTTTTATAAATCTCATCCAATGGCATACCTAATTCATCCAATACGCTTCTTGCAGTTTTATTTGCATAAAGTTCTATATCATTAGAGAATTTTGAATTTGAAGATATATCACGCATAAAAGTGCTTTTTCATTGCCCTTGGCAAGCAGAAATTGTTATAATATCACACATTATCTGAATGCCTTGGCAATTTTTCTCATAAGTTTGTTATACTTATTTTTAGCTAGTTTTACTTTTAGTTGAGAATATTCACCGTTAACATTCTTCTCTATGGCTTTTAGCTCTTGTAACTGTAGAACCAATCTTTGGACTTCAGTGGTAACTGTCTGTGTTTCTTCATCATATTTCAAATTTTCGTTTAAATTTTCGTTCATTATTTTTTTCCATTAATAATGAACTATTGTAGATCAGATAAAAGGTATTGTCAATTAGTTAGGTAGACCAAAAATATTGAGAAATTGTACGTTACCAATCGACCAAACTTTTAATGATTGTGTACCATCATCAGATTTACCCATTTGTGGTTTTATGTCAGTTCCAGCTAATATTGCTCGTCTAATTTTTACTTCGTTATTAATATCTTTACCAACATTATAGACCCACAATTCTTCATAAGTAGAATCTTCAGCAACTCTTTTATATACTAAACATGCTCCAGGAACATTTCTAATATCACCTTGGAACTCATTATCCTCACCGTCTTCTCCATTTTCTTGATCTGGATTTTCTTCGTCATCTTCTAAATCAGACATATCGAAATCTGGATTTTCTTCGTCATCTTCAGAAGAAAATTCATCATCATTTTGACCATCTAGATTTTCTTGGTCATCTTCTAAATCAGACATATCGAAATCTGGATCTTCTTCATCAGAAAAATCATCGGACTCTAAATCAGCCCCCGTATCGTCATCTTCTAAATCAGACATATCGAAATCTGGATTTTCATTATCTATATCCAATTCGTTTGAATTCACATCAGAGTCTTCTAATTCTGAAGAGTCATCAGTGGTTTGCTCGCTATCTTCTAATTCTTGCATCTTATATAATTTATATTCTTTTATAATGCCCATTTATTATAATCCGTTTTGTATATTTATGAAAACTAATCTATAAATATAAGAATGACAAAAAGATACTATCAACAATACTTAGACATGAATACTGGTGAGAAGGTCATCTTTGATAATGATCAAGATAACTCCATTGGTGTCATAAGCCTGTCTGGTGATTATGTCTATACGATACAACACAATGCTAATACATTAGCAGTACTATGTTATGTTTTTGATGCTGACAATAATCCAATTATTCCAGATAAAATTAAAATAGTAGATCTAAATATAATTGAAATTACTATTAGCAGCACTGAAGAAATTAAGGTATTAATAATCACATGAAAAAATATTCAAAATTAGTTCCAGAAGAATATCCAGAAAATTACAACGGTTATCGTTTTATATCATTAATAAAATATATGGACAAACCACAAATAACAATCATCGACAATATCATCAATGATGTTATTCATGCGTATGTATTGGATGAATGTCAACCAGCGAATTTAGATGAACGAGTGATAGTATCCCATGGTAAAACATGGTATGATGATTTTTCACATTTAATACCATTTTCAGTGTATCTGTCGCGTAATAATGTGATGGAGTACAGTAATATTGTAAAGTGTTTTCCTGTTGACTATGTTTCTAGAGTATTAGGCCCATTATTTGTTTTCAATATGGGAAATCCCACTAAAATAAAGAGAAAAAGAAAAAAAGATATTCCAGATAATATCGAAGTTTTGTTTACTGGTAGAAGAATTGAAAGACCAGAAGAAATCTTATAAGTATTCTGATCTGGCGTTTAATAATGTTTTACCTTTATCAGTTAAAGTTCCATTATCATTAATAAAACCATCATAAACTAATACTCGCACTCCATGTGGAGTGCATTTGTACCCGCTAGGATTATATGATATTAGTCTAGTGGTTTTTAAAAAGTTGACAGCATTAATCAATTTCTGATTTTTATTAATCAAATCGATCGCTAATTCTGAAGTTGGACTTGATTTTATTATTAATAGTGCCAGTGACTGATAACTTGATAATTTTTTATCAAGTGTTTGTTGTTCAATTAACCAATTTAAAAATTTCATATTTCTAGTCCTAATCCTATCAAGTTCATTTGTAAAACTATATTCATTGCGTAAGCTATAGCATGTGATTTACGTAAATCACTGTCTATGAGTTTTTGATATAAAATAGGTCTTATACTATTCTTATCTTTTAAATATTTATCTAAAAGATCTTTTTTACCTGGGCGAATCAATGCCAGCACGTCTGCTAAATCTTCTATAGATTTAGGATTACATTTTTTTATGATATCATAATGATTTTTTATGTGAAACAATCTGTTTACGATTGTTTCATCCAACAGTAAATTCCAGTTAGGGGATAAATGTAAAACAGCTTTAAGTTCATCTCTAGAATTAAAAGTTTTTAGCAAATTTAAATTTAATATATCTATTTTTTTAAATAGAAATTCTTCAGCTTTATCATAAGGTATAGCAGCAAGACCAGTCATGGAATCCACTGGCATATTCTGAAAATACCAACCTACTAAATGCGGTTTTAACTCTTTATTCTCTACACTGGATGCTCTAACACCAAACAATTTAGTATTTAAATTGCCGTCTGGTTTAATGTCAATGTCAATATCCATTCTTTAACCATCTCATGTATTTTACACAACTCATCTTTGGATTGAACACTATCTAATCTCTTTATAATATCTTCAATGATATTATACTGAGTTATCATAATAGTTTTCATATTTTTGTTGTCTTGTTTAAAAGAGTCTACCACAGATTTGATTGATTTTCCACTGCGTAACTGTTCAGCATTGATCATAGGAAAATCAACTAATTTACTTTTTGTAGTATATTTTATAGCTTCTTGATATCTAGCGGATACGATTGATGCTGGTATTCCATAACATACCATTTGATATTCAATATTTTTTTCGCAAAACATTTTAAGTTTTGATTTTATTATATTTTCCAATACCGGAACATCAAGCTCATCAAATTTAATAATTTTTGGAGAATTATCACTAAGATGATTTAGATATACCTTAGCTTGTTCGAATGTTGGAAATGAATCCCTCTTCACAGCCTTGACTAACTTACGCCATGAAACCCATTCTTGCACGTTAAATACGGAAGAATCCGGTAGTAATATCCAATCAGAAATTTGTAATAGACGTATTTTTAATGATAATACGTCTACCCATTTCTTGTCTTCGCTGAATTTGGTAGGTTTAATCACCAAATTTGTAATTTTCTTCATCAATTATATTTTAGTAGCTAATAAATAACTTCCAGCTAATAATTCAGTAGTACCTATAACATTAGTTATAGTTTTAACCAATATACCAAAATCATTAGCACCTTCAGTTACTGATGTTTGTAAAAATCCTGAAATACGGACAAATAATACTCCAGTAGCGTCTGCGACATTTAGCTCAGTTGATAATGAACCAACCTGTGTGTTATCGACAGTATACACTAAATTTTCTATTACAATATCTTCACCAATATTTCTATCGATTCTTAATCCATCAGTATTAGTAGTTGAAAATATTAGTAAACAATCTATCACATAATTAGTATTTAATTCTAATGAAAGGCTTACATACTCTGTAGCTACGTCAGTCAACAGCGTGTCTGTGGTAACATAATCACCGAAAGAAGTTTTCGCGAACGTTTTTATATCATCCATAGAGATCTTCACTGTATTTCCAGATTGTACACCCAAAACAACTTCACTACCGTTTAACGTAGTATTTGCTGAGAACTCACTTACTCTTGTATTTGCCATTTTTTTATCCCTTTAACTTGTATTTATTCTTGACGAATATATTCATTCTGACTATCATATGCGGTATATTCTTGTACTATAAACCCATAATCTTCTGATAGTATGAAATCAGCACCTGGAGTTGGCGTTGGCGTACTAGAAGGAAATGGAGTGACGGTTGGTGTTGGTGTTGGTGTTATATCAGGTGGTAGTACGCCATTATTAGTATTATATTTTAAACCAAATATCAAATAGTTAGCACAACCATCTATCATACTTGAACTTGTTATTAGGCTATATTGCATATTAACAAAAGCATCTGAATCGGTTTTACATATGAAATAATCAACTATTCCAGGTAAATTCGATGGGCTGACAATCCATACACATTCTTCTGGTGAAAATTCATAACCACTTGTAGAAACTGGCATAGGAATTTGTTGACCGTGAGAGATTCTACCAGAATTAGCAGCATAATCATCCAACATACCAAATGCAACCCATCTACTTCCATCCCAAAAATATGGAACTTCTGTTGTTGAGTTTAACCATACTTGCCCTTCTACTGGGTTCGCTAATAAATCATCTATAGCGATGGTTAAATCTGGATTCCCAGGATTTTCAGAATCTTCTCTACATGCAAAATGTTCTAGCAAATGTAACAAGTTTTCATTCATATCCCTACCATAGTTTAACCTTGTTCTTCCGAAAAAAGTTATGCTATAGTCTTTATTGATATCCTTTGGCTCCAACAGTATTGTTGGATTATCAGTATTGGTAAATTTTACATTATAATCTGTCATTTGCCTTCTTCAAAATTTTCTAATATATTGCCAATTAAGTCTTCAGTATATTCAGAATTATCTAATTCATATACTAAATATCCTCTTTGTTCAGCCGTTTTAGTATTTATAGGGTTTACTGCACTTCCTATAATTACATTATCTGATTTTCTAACCATTATAAACATAAATTTCCCTTATTCAAGAAGTAATCCACCATCTGTCTCCATCAATAGAATGTCACCAATTTCTAACAATATAAAGAATCCTTCACCTGGAGTTGGATCTGGTGTAGCATATGGTGTAACTGTTGGTGTTGGTGTTGGTGTTAATGGTGTGATTACGTCATAACTACAATCTATAGTACCAGCATTACTGTTATTTTTAATACCTATAATTAGATAATTAGCGACTCCAGCTGTAGGCACTAAATCACCGACAGCCCTGTACAACATTGTAACTACTGCATTACCATCAGTTGTACAAACATAATAATTAAATCTAGATGGTACGGTTTGCGGTGAAACCATCCAAATACACTGCGAATATGGATATTCATAATTATTTATTAAATTAACAGGTCGTGGTAATGGTTCGCCATGCGCTATTTCGCCCCAATTAGCAGCAACATCAGATCTCGTAGATAGTGGAATCCAATCGTCCAAATTCCAATAAAAAAATAATTTTTGAGTCGTATTAAACCAAAGTTGCCCTTCTACTGGGTTTGACAATCTTTCACCTTTAGTCAAATCTGGTCTACCAGGATTACTTTCAAATTCTGGACATGCACAATTTTCTAATAATTTTAATAAACTTTCATTAAGCTGTTCACCATATTCTAAAAATGCTCTACCAAATAAATTAACACTTAGAACATCTGCGCGCTCAGATTCACTTGGTACTACTATATCTGGTTTATTATTATTTGTATATTTTACATTATATGCCATTTTGTCCTCTTTTATGGTAATGGTATAGCTTTTAATTTAAAGTTAGTAGCCGTAGACCCTAATGCGTCACCAGCGGTAACGGTAAATGTTACATAAATTGGACTGTCTGGGTCTGGTGATGGGCATGATCCAGTAGGATGACATGGGCCAACACCTGTAAAACTACCACTAATTATATTACCACTTAAACTTGCAACTGAAGATGTTATTGTATATCCAGGTGTAGCGGTTATAGAATGCGAAGCTAAGAAATGACTTAACCCGCCAGTTATAGTGCCAGAGAAAGTCCCGCTGAATGATTGTCTCCATGCGCAGCCACCAGTTGCACCACAAGATGATGCTACATTAATAACATCAGGTGTTACTGTTAATGTAGCAACACCAGTATGATTCGTTGATATACTTATATTAATGATTTTTGTTGATGAAATTGCTCCAGCTGGAGGATATTGACGATCAACAAGTGTTAATGTGCCAGTACGAGTTGCCGAAGTCCCATCAGCACCTGACGAAGAAATACTCAAAGTAAAATATGGATTATCAGAACCACCACCAGCAACGCCAGTAACAGTAATTGTCGCACTGCCAGAATTCGGATTCATTGTTAATGTCCAATCATAATGACCATATCCACCACTTGCATTAAATCGTTGCTGTCCATTATATACAGAAGTAGTAGGACATGAGCCACCACCAGCAATAGCACCTGTGGCAGTAGCCACAAATTGATTAGTTACATGGTTATAATTTATTGTTGTAGATCCTACAACTGGCCCACCGCCTGGATATCTTACACCACATACTGGCGCGAAAGATTGATTACTACCATATGCGTTCAATGGTAGAATAGGAGTTGGTGATGGTGCTGGAATTGATGTCGTTGGCGTAATAGAAATTGTAGGCGTTATTGTTGGAGTCACTGTAGGCGACGGTGTTAATCCAATAGTAGGTGTTATGGTTGGTGTTACTGTGACAGTTGGCGTAACAGAAGGAGTTACTGTCACAGTTGGGGTCACCGTTGGTGTAGGAGTAGGAGAAGACCCAGGAGAGGTCGTAACAGTTGGGGTCACTGTTGGTGTAGGAGTAATGGTAGATGTCACTGTAGGAGTAATGGTAGGCGTTACTGTAGGGGTTACTGTTGGTGTTACAGTTGGAGAGACAGTAGGTGTTGGGGTCGGTGTTAAAGTTGGCTCAGGAGCAATGCTACACGCATCTGTACCAATATTTGTGTTATCTCTAATAGCCAATACCAGATAATTTGCACATGCCGCTGTAGTGGTAGATTCTCCAGCTATTCTATAATGTGATGAGACTAAGCCAGTTTCTTGATCTACCGAACACTCTACATAATCTGGTTCGCCTGGGATATAAAATGGGGAAACTATAAAAACACAATCATTTACGTCAAATGGTAACTCAGTAATAGGACTTTCTGGAATAGGGATATACTCATTATTAAATATAACACCAGAGTTACCATACACGTCATCAGATAGCCCAAATGGAATCCACTTAACATCGTTCCAAAAATACAATCTACCTTTTGTTGAATTTAACCAAAATTGTCCATATACAGGTCGTTCTAATAACGCACCATATGCTCTATCTAAATTCGGATTACCAGGATTATCTGCATCTTCTGGGCATGCAAAGTTTTCAAGCATGTGAAGAATATTTTCATTAAAAATTTCTCCATATTCTAATCTAGATTTTCCTGGGAACGCGATATCAGCTTCGTCAGTTATTAACGCATTCTTACCAACTGAAATAGTCCCGCGTATCGGATCGGTAAATCTAATTACATAAGTATTGTCGTTACAAGCCATTAAAAAATCCCTGAATTTTATTTATTTATCAGATGTATTTATGCGGCAATACTATTAGAACTTATCAGTTTTTATTAACGCTATTATGGTTTGACATAATTCTTTATTGGATCTTAGTTTTTCTATCCATATATCACGATTTATTAAAGTGTCACAAAGTATGCGTTCTTCTTTTGTCAATTTATGTTTATAGATATTATTAAATGTATTGTTAAATAACAAAAACCATGGGGATAAATTTTTGGAATATATTAATTTTGATATTTCATCAAATGTCAAATATGACAATGTTTCATTTCTTTCACACTCAATCATATCGGTTAATGTCAATATGGTTTTCTTACTAATATTATATTGAGTTACTGGGTCAACATCATGCTCATAATGGAGCAAATATTCCATATAAACTGTTTCGGAGTACCAATTATTTGGTAGTAATGTAGTTTTTATGCAAAAATCTAGATAATGTTGTCGCAGTGGTATGGATTTTTTTGCCATGAAATCACTTAGATTTATGAATACTGTAAAATATTTTGAAGAAATAAATGCATCGGGACTAATTGTGGCAAACCCCTTTTTACTTCTCCACAATTTATACAAGTCAAATGCTACCACACCATTAGCAGTCCTGACTTTTTTTAACCTGTCTGATAATTTACAAGAATGAGAAGCGAAATTCTCACCATCCTTAAACACATAATCGCAAAACTTACATTTTTCAATCATTTTACACTCTTCAATTCTTGTGATTGAATCCCTAATTCAGCCGCCATGTTTAATACATCATCCTTAGATAGTAATTTACATCCTTCCGCAGCATCTTTATATGAGCATCCATAATACTCCATGACTATTTCTAGATTGGATTTAGGCAACACCGTATTTTGTTTTTTCCCATACCATTTATAAGTTTTTTTAGACGTAGAACAAACCATAAGTAATTTTATTAAAAGCATTTTTTCTTTCTGTAAAGAGAAAGTAAACACGTTGCTTATGCCATTTAATCTTTGTATTTGCGCTAAATCCTTTGTACCACTCATCCATCGCATTAATATCAATGGATGAATAGATTTCAGATCATCTTCTGAGAGTTTTTCAAAATACTTAATATCACATTCATCAATTTTTTTGAGAACTTCAAAAATATCTAGTTTATTAGCCATGAATTCTTAGTCTTTTATTACAGAAGTTGCAAAACAGTGTACCATCTTCATCCTCCACTAACAAATCCTCTGGGTGAATGCAGGTGGCAACCATGGCAGTTCTTAATTCTAGCAATTCATCCATCAATGGTTGTTTCTTAAGAATTAAAGCTAATATCTCATCTTCTATAGGTTGAATAACCTCTTCAACCATTTTTTCTATCTTTTCTTTTTTTCTTCTCCATGAGAGAATATCAGCTTTCTCCATATGAGAACGAATGATTTTCATTTTATCTGGATGAATTTCTTTTTTATCTATATTCTGTAAATTTGACATTTTACACTCCATTAATTCTAATTAGCATTGCTGTGAAATTTATTTCCTGATCTGCAACCAATGAGTGCTTATATAGATGATCAGCGATAATGACTATACCAGCCTTCCACTTATTAATATCTGAGAATTTTTCCGACTCATGTAAGTGATCATAAAAGAATCTATAATATTCTAATATGTCAGAATCACTAATATTAGAAACCACATTATCCCTAATAACTGACCAATTAACTTCTTTTAATGAAGTAATTTTATCAAACAAGTCTATTTTGTCAGTTAAACTCTCGTCTTCTATTTGTTCTGGATCTACTAAGACGTTATCAATTGCGTTTTTTTGCAATGAGTTCAATAGTTTTCTAAAATCTGGATAACACGCTGTCAATTGCTTTTCTATTATATCTAATGATTGATCATTAATTCTAACACCAGCGTGTTGTAATATTTCTACAGTACGAATGAACATTTTCTCTTTGTCGATGCTGCTAAATTCAATGCTCTGAAATCTTGAACGTAATGGCTCTATTATTTTTGATGGGTAATTACAACACAAAATAAATCTAGCATTATCTGCTGATGTATCCATCAATGATCTTAATGTTGCTTGTGCCGCTTGAGTCAAATAATCGCCCTCGTCTAAGAGGATGATTTTAAATCCAGATTCAGACATACAATTAGTAGAGACAACATTAGTTATGTTAGTTCTAATATTTTCGACGGAATTGTCCTTTGATGCGTTTATATAGTAAAAATCAACATCTTGAACTTTCATATAGTTCTTTAACAACAAGGCCAGAGATGTTTTTCCAGTTCCTGGACTACCATAAAATAAAAGATGCGGGATACTACCATCTTTTATAAAGCCTTCTATGATGTTTTTTGTATGCTCTGATGAGAACACATAATCTTCAATGTTTTTTGGTCTATACCATAAAGACCATATCTGTTTACTCACATTAATACCTCTCGTTTTTCAAAAGGTACTATATCTGTTCAGTTTGAAAAAGTCAATTGCATAAAATAAAACGCCGCTAGTTACTAGCGGCGTTTTTATAACTTGTAAATAATTAATTATAACGCTGGTGGTAATTCATCACTGACTAGTAAAACCTTAGAGTCATTAGTCATCCAGTAATTGTTTTTATTAATGACTACTTTAGTCGTCCATGCCAATGGCTCTATTAGAATATAGTCACCAATCGATATTTCTTCGTTTACTTCTGGTCCACGGTTTATAACTCTACCCCATCGTGGAATTTTTACATCTTCGTTTCTATCTAAAACAGTAAACCCCCAAGTAGTACTATTAGCAAAAGCTTTATTAACTACTTCATCACTAAACTCAAATAATATATGGTTCTTAATCGCTGATAGTTGCATTTGTTTGATTCTTCCTTATTTTTCTATTAAACTGTTCGGTTTTTGTTTCTTCTGTTGATGCATCAGTCAGAACATCTGTATTTGTGTCTGCTAGCACAGCTTCAGCACTTTTATTAAGTTCTTCTAAATTTTTTTGCTTACGTTGTTTTTCTAAACCCAATGAAACAGCTTTTTGATTTATTTGTTGTTGTGCCAACATATCTTTTACTTTTCTCTTAGAGGAATTCTTTCTTCTGCGTCTAGATTGAATTATATTTTCTCTAAATTTAACATCAGCAGTTTCTGGTATTGCGCCAATTTCAGATTTTATACGCAACATATCGAAGTCAACGTCGTCACCACGTAATGATTTTACAATTTTTTTACTCATATGTTTTTATTCGCCTTCGGTTTGTATCTTATTTATCGTTTCTTTGAAAAACTCATTTTCAGATATATCATATATTACTGGATCTACGCAATGTAAATCTAGTAAATAAAGTATATAACTAGCACATGAACTACCTCTTCCAACTCCCCACAATATATTATGTTCTTTAAATACATCTAAAAGATATATAATACATAAAAATAAACCAGTCAATTTCGTTTGATTTACCAATACCAACTCACTTTGAATACGTGACTCAGCTTTACTAAGAGTTTCAGCATCATAATTTATGTTTTTATTCTTAAAAATATTTAACACATACTCCTGTAAATTAATACTCTTATAGTTGTTAGGTATGTTCCATTCTGAGTTTATTTCACTATTACCATATTTAACATCTAATTTATGCTTAGACAACTTATTGTAATTATCAACTTCATTATCATATTCTATACAAAATATATCTTCAATTGGGTCACCATTTAATAGCATGGCCGCAATAGTATCTACATCCATAGATGACTTTCCATCATACCATAGTAGTCTATTTTTAAGCTCTGAAAACATTATTCAAAAGCTGATACGTATGGTACTGCTGGTAGTTTAGCCACCAACGATGGATCATGATTTAGTGGTGGTATTACTGGTTGTGGAATTCTAACAACCTGATCTTGCGGTTGATATTGCTGTTCCAATAATGGTCTTGGTTGGTGTTGTGGTTGTGTTTGATGGTGGACTGGTTGATCATATAATTCTTTTATCTTTTGGTAAATTAATTCCCATTGTTTCGCCGTTGGCTTCCAATTAGAATCTTGAAAAGCCATTACACCTTCTAACCAAATTTTAAATTCTGAAATTGTCATAAAATATGCTCCGTAAAAAATAATTGTACATCATCTTACTTCCTAATTCAACCATCCAACTTTCACACGTTCTTCTGTGTGAAGTGGTCGGATGTCCAAAGGCGTAACTTCGGGACAAGCCATCCCTATATGTACACAATTTTATAAAATATCCCATACTGTTAATTTTTTCAGATATTTATTGTAAACATCTATACCTGATAGACATACCCAATAATTAGCACCTAAAGCATGACATATCATCTGATTCCTATGCAATGCTACGGTATAGATATTTACTGATGGTAAATAATCTATACATCTAATAGGTATATAGTTAACATTCATAGTCTTGTGATTTATTACAAGCCCAGTAAACATACCTTTAGTCAAATCACTAACTACTGCCGTGTCTAATGCGTGTGTATCTTCTGATGAAATTAAAAAATGCCAACTAGCTGGAACTTTTATAGCATAACCTAAAACGTCTAATACTAATGCTGGAGTGTTAATACACTCCAGCATTTTTATTTTCGCTAATTTAAAATCTAAGTCTGTAAGATTTAGAGTCCAAAAATAATTACTACGTATTGGGCTTTCTAAATCATCTATAAGAATAGGTTTAGAATTGTCGTCTGATATAATCATTAATTTATTTCCATATTTAAAGTCAATATAACAAAGTTTTTAATCAAAGTCAATAGTCTCATCCATTATTATCTTATCTGGTGGTGGTAAGTCTATTGAAAATTTCTTAAATGGAAACTTTTCTTTTTTATAATGTTTAATTCTTTCTTTTAAATGAAGTGCAGAATATTTAAAATTTGAATGAATATCGAATACATTAATATGAGTTTTATCATCAGCCTTACGCAATCCTCTACCAACTGATTGGATAGTTCTAACAAAACTTTTACCAGCATCAACTAAAAACAAATTATATATTCGTGGGATATCCAAACCAGCTTGCACCAATTTGTACGTACTAATCATTATAATGTTGTCATTATCTTTATACGCTGCGTAAGTTTTTTGTCTATCATTATTTTTGGTACTACCATAAACAAATACAGATCCTGGTATTATTGATTCTAGATACTTACCGTGCTTTACGGAATTTAAAATAATTAATACATTGCCAGTGCTATTCATACATGCATCGACTAATTTAGCTAGTTTTTCATTTCTTCTTTCATTTTTTACACAGTATGCCATCTCTGATGCGAAGTCTGGAAAATATCCATTAAAAAACTCTGTATAAGATATTTCTGTTTCTGGATTCATTTTTTTAAACTTTTTATACTCTAGTGTGAAATCTTCTTTCAATGTTATGCAACTTATTTCAATATTAGACAACCAACCTTTCTTGATTAATTCACCAGCTGTAACTTCGTACACGATTTCACCCAATGAACATTTAAGTATCAATTGAGTACACTCATCTTCTGGTATAGTACCAGTCATGCCAATTCTAATTGGCATATGATTACCATCCTCATTAATAAGTTTTTGCAGGACATTACCAGCAACGCCTTGGCAATTTTTCACAACCACGCCACCATCTACAATATAATTATGATCATTTTTTATATGTAGATTATAAACATTATTCGGTTTTTCTATCTTTGTGCGCTTTACTATTTTCATAATTATAAATTACCTTTTTAATTTTTTTTGCAGTTATTTCATCAAATTTTTCAAAGACTAATTTATCTCTATTATTAAATATATCTATTTCAGTGTACATAATTAATTCATAATTGTTATCGTTACACCAATTTTTTAGTGCTTCTATTTTTGTTTTAGTCTTATTACAGTTCATAAACATATCCAATGGCTTAACTTCTACAACATATTTACGCAAATGATTAACAAAATCTACAATATATATTTTTGTAGAATTTTCATAGTTATATTGTATTCTTAACTTTTCGTATTCGTCATCGACATTTAAACTATGATACGCAGCTTCCCACGATGATCTATATTTTTTACCGTTAAACGAGCATTCGAAATGAGTTTGTCGATTATTTGAATTTGGTGTAAATTCGTTATTTAATATCTTATTTTTCATGCGTAGTGAAGATTGTTCTTTATATTCTTGTGACCATTTAATAGAAAATCTGTGATTTTTTTCACCGATCATATTTTTTGACATTTTTGATAATCTTTCGTCTGTTAATTTAGTTTTTCCTTTGGCCCAGTGTTTTGTTTTTATTTTTTTACCTTTTATTGGTGACCCATTTACTTTAATCCACTCTACCATTCCTAATTTTTTATATTTTTTCCATGTTGTATGGCCACCAGCACTCTTACATTTAATTAATTCTTGTCTAATATCTTTTATCGCATTATCATACTCAACAGTATCTAGTGAGTATAACTTATCCATAAACTTAATATGGACTTTAGATAAAACTCTACGTTTAAATATTACCAACGCTGATTGATCTGTTATAATTTTTCCATTATTTAAATGTAAATCTCCAGTTTGTAATTTAGTTATTCTTAATTTTTGTAAATTATCTTCTAATATTTTATTTAATACATCAATTGTAAACTTTCTTGGTTTGCATATTCTTTTCGTCATAATACATCTCCTATGATATATTTATACTAATTAAAAAATATATCCACTATTGTAATGACATTATGATAAGGCTATTATATCATCTATTTCAGTCAATTCATCGCATCGTACCCAGCCTCTATTCGATGTTAGAAATTCGTGATTACCAGTGACTTTAACTGATGCTCCGTTATCAAACGTAACTTCGTACATATCCTCAAAGGAAGATTTTACTAAATTTTCATGAACTTTTTCTATTACATCTTCTTTAAAAGTTTTGGTGGTTTCGCAATAATTTATTATTTTATTTCCAACTTGTAAACTTTTAATAGGCTTCCAACCATCAATAGTTAACACTTTAGTATCTGGGTGGAAACATTCGTCTAAAATGAATACCTTAAACAATTTTAGAATATCTGGATTATTTTGTAATGCCTGCCATGTTGTTACCACGTTAAGACATTCTACGTTTTTCTCACGACCTGAAAATTCTCCAACGTCAACCCCACATCTTTTAAATGTGTTTATTGTTTGAGTCACTAAATCATAATTTGGAACAACAACTATTGTCAGTAAATTCTGTTTATTAAACACATCACATAATGCAGCTGTTATTATTGTTTTACCAGCGCCAGTACCAGCACGTATCACTCCACCATAATTATCTAGAATGGAATTTACTGCTTCTACTTGATGTTGTGCTAACGTTATATCATAGTCAACAAAATAGTTTTCATCAACTGGTTTAAATTCTATTGAATATGTTTTTCGCTTATCTTTAACTGCAAAGTTAGTATAACCAAGTCTTTCCAGAATCTTTATTATTTCTGGAATAAGTATAATAAAAGTTATACCAGTATCAGAGAAGAATCTTCTTTTACCGTCCCATCTACCTAATTTATAATTAGGTTTAAAAAAATATTTAGGCTCTAATACTCCATACTTGGTCCACAGCGATCTCATGTGATCTGGAGATATACCACTAAATAAACATCTTATTTCATCTAGATATGTTATTGTAACACTCTTAATCATATAAGACAGTATCCTGTAATGCCGCTACTCTTACTTTAGTTATATTATTTAATGAATATCCGCGCTGTGTTATTGCGTCAACTATAGCTTTGGCCTTTAGATATGCTTCCCTAGATTTTAGAAGAAGTCTAAGGTACTTTAAATATGTAGGATTATCATCTATCATTTTGTCTAGTATTCTTTCACCATACGTTTTTTCAGAATCTTTTAGTAATAATTTCATAGCTTTGGTTCTAACTTCTTTAACCTTGGCTTCAGCCAATTCGACAATTATTTCCAATTCAACTCTAATTTGATCAAATCTAGCATAATTTGATGCTTGTTCCATATTCGCGAATTGTAACGTTTTGTTATTAATAGCAATATCCTGTTTCGCTTCTGAGAACAAATCACCATATGCCGATAATACCTGATCTAAATTTGAAAGATCGTCTTGTAAAATATTTAAAATACTCATGAAATTAACTGCTCCTGCTTCATTATGTTTCTGATATGCAACAAATCTATCTGCGTCTTAGACAGTTTTGATTTATCAAACCCCATTATATCTACATCTGGTGGATTAGTCAAAATTTCTAATAATTTAATAAATTCTGGATTTTCCAAAATTTCTACTTCGATAAAATTAGTTATCTCTGATGAGTTTTGTAATTTTAATAGATCTAATTGGAGTAATTGTTGAACTGTATCTTCTTTAGACGTGTTAAGAATTTTTTGAACATCACAGATATTTTTGTACATTATCAATGAAGAATTCGTATCCAACGCTTTTAGAGAAATGACTATATTTGCTATTTGATTAACTGAATTTATGTTACTTTCGTCTATGATCAATTCGGCATTATTAAGAATAACTATATCACCTAAATTGGGTCTGATCGCTAATTGGATAAATGCATATCCTGGTAAAATTTCTGGTTTTAGGTCTATCTGTCTTACGACCATAGATCTATTCTTTTTAAAATAAAGTTTAACAGCAGCTTCCAAATTAGTCGATATTATGTTAATTATATTTTGTGTAAATTGGTCATAATCGAAATCCCTCTTGAATAAGAGGGATGATGTTAAAATATCACTCATATTTTATCCTTTAAAAGTGGGTAGAGATAATCTCTACCCACTTTGCCTATTTAGATTAATCAGCTAACGCTATTTCTTCTAATTTTTGACGCTTGACCATTTCCGGTGTCATTTCTGGTAAATCTTCTACACCATCCAATTGCACACATAGTGATTCATTTTCTCTGGCAATTAAAGTAGCTAATACTTCGTCTTGGATTGTATTAAAATCTTTTGAGTAAAATTTCTTACCTTTATACTCATACCACGCACCACTCTTACCAACTATTCCAAGTGACACTGCTGCTGCCAAAATCCCATCGAATGGGTCTAACCCAGTATCATATGGTACATTTAATTCAACTTGTTGGAATGGCTTAGTGAATCTTACCTTCCATCCAAACGCTTTCATTCTAATACCATCAATACTCTTTGTAGTTTTATCTCTTTCAAAATATCTTGTAAATAAGATAATTTGTGAAAATGGAAACTTCAATGATTCAGTCATTTTAACTGGTGGAAACGCATTAGGTGTTTGATCTGTATATACCTGCTTAGTAGCCACGATAGACACTGGAATATCTTGCATTAAGGTTGTCAGCAATTGTTTTAATTTTTTGGCATGAAGACCTTGGTCATTATTCAATTCTCCTGATTTTTCATACGCTTCTAATGCATGCCCCAAGAATAGAAAATCCAAAGAATCTATACAAATTAGTAATCTCTTCATTTCTATACCATCTCTTGCGGCTTCTCTATATTCTGATAATATCAAATTAATAGTATGTAAACATGTATTAACTTCATTAGTAGTAACACGCATAAAAGATTCATCAGCAACATCAACGCCGATTGCTCTCAAAAAATCAAAATCTAACGCATTTTCAGTATCCACTACTAACACACCACAACCAGATTGTTGCGCAGATCGTATAATATTTCCTAATACGAATGACTTACCAGAACCTGATGGCCCTACCAATGCCGTCAATCTACCTTGTGGAATACCTTTATTATATTTTCCAGATATAATCTTATTTAAGACATAGCTACCAGTGTTAATCCAGAACTTTGGAATACCATCACCAGTACCTACACCACTCATTTTTGAAATTTCTTTTTTAAATTTTGTAAAAAGTCCCATATATTATTTCCTTTAATAAAAAAGCGCAATAGCCATTTTAATAACTATTGCGCTTTGGGTCCAACAAAGCAGTATTAAGATTTCTTAAATCTATTCTTAATGTTTGCTATTAATGCTGCCTCATTCAATCCAGATTCTACAACTGGCTGTTCAGCCACTACATCTGGTTTAGCAGTTTCTACTGGTTTAGTTACTTTAGTAGTATGATTTACTACTGCTGGGGCATCATCTTCATCCTTATCGACACCAGTTTCATCTTCGATATCTGAACCATGTAAATGACTATTCAACAAAGCTTCAATCTTTTCATACCCTGGGTTTGGCGCTAACTGAGCCGCCAAGTCGATCAATTGAATTGATTCTCTGTATTCAGCTGGAATTGCAGTGCTACGAGTAGCAAACTTTGATTCCACATCATATGTTGAATGTATACCGCTCTGACCCTTCTTAATAAAGAAGTCATAACCTTTATCCAAATCCCATGGATCATTTTCCATTGGTTCTAATTCATCATTAATTGATGAAATCATTTTAGTTAAAAGTTGATTACCAAGGATTGTCTTGGTCACTTTACCTTTGTAAGTTTCTCCAGTTTCTGGATCTGGTGGTAATGGATCATCTAATACTAGAATATTAACCAATGCACTCTTCTTTCTGTAGAAGAATTTACCATCCTTGGATTCCTTACCTTGTTCTTTATAAAATGCTCTACTCAATTCACATATTGGGCACTTTTCACCATATTGGAAAAGGCATTGAACATTGCGTTTCTTACCTTTTATGTTTAATGAATGGTTAAATTTGTATGTGTAAAATACGTGAGGATTTTCTTCATTTGCATCTGGGAGTATACGAATTCTCGCCACAGAACCTACAGGCATATTCCAAAACGGATATATTTCTTTATTCTGTGTATAGTCACCAGTTTTCTTTTCAGACTCTTGTTTTAAAAATGCGCGTAACTCAGCTATTGTTTTTCTTGACATATCAATCTCCTTTATCAGTCTATAATAGTCTATATTTTATCAGTCTAGAGATATTATTATCTCTAAATGTATTTATCATTTTAAATGCTGTTTTACCAAAATTTATCAATATTAGATATTGATGTGTGTAATATACCTACAATAAATGGTATATGTCAATACTATAAGTGATATATTATGAATAATAACAAATAATATCATCTGTTATAAATAGATATATCAAAGGTGATATTATATGAAACTTCGTCAATGGGCAGACAAACAAGGTATTTCCTACTTAACCGCACTTCGCTGGTTTAAAGCAGGTAAAATTCCAAATTCAACTCAATTCCCATCTGGAACTATCATAATACAAGATGATATAATTATAAATATGGATCAAAATAAATCAGTTTGTATCTATGTTAGAGTTTCATCACATGAAAAGAAGGATGATTTAGAAAGACAGACTCAACGCTGTATCGAATTTGCTAATGCTAATGGATATGAAATAATTTCAATTACAAAAGAAATTACTTCTGAAATGGATGACAAACGTAAGAAACTAATTAAATTAATACAACAAAAGCCGAAACATATCATTGTAGAAACTAAAACAATCTTATCAGAATGCTGTTTTAATTATTTTGATTTATTATTACCAATGATTGGATGTAAATTAACTGTAATGAATAGGACAGAATAAAAATGTTTAAAAGAGCTATTAAGTTGAAATCATATGCAACAGAAGCAAAGCAAAATAAAGTCATTGCTTTGATTAGTCGTTACAGATGTCAAGTTAATATGTTTATAGATTACATTTGGAATAACAAAGAAACAGTAAAATTAGATGCTAAGACATTGAAAGCTATAGACAAAGTTCAAGATTTATCAGAAAGATATAAATCAAATGCATTGAAACAAGCGTTACAAATTTGTAAAAGCGAGAATAATAAATCAAAACCAAATTTTAATGGCTATCCTGTTTTGGATGCAAAGTTTGTGTCCATTGACACAAACAAATCTTCAAAAGAATTTGATTTATGGATCAAGCTATCAACATTAAAATCTGGAAGACGAATAGAAATACCAACAAAGAAACATTCACATTTGAATAAATGGCTTAAAACTGGTACATTAATACAAGGTTGTGAGCTTCGTCCAGACGGTTTCATCGTCTGGGTTGAGGCGAACCCACCTGAAAAGAAAAATATCTTGCAGGTCGGTGTAGACATAGGCATGAACAAACTATTGACCACTAGCTATGGTGAAAAATTAGGAACTGATTTTAATCGAATTAATGATAAAATCTTAAGAAAGAAAAAGAACAGTAAATCATACAAAAGAGCCATAGTCGAAAAGAAAAACTATATAAATCAATCAGTTAACTTGCTTCCGTGGCCAGAAATGGAAGTACTTTGTTATGAAAATATTAAAAATTTGAAGAAAGGAAGTACAAAAAGAAATAAACAAACAAGACAAAAACAGCAACATTGGAGCTATAGACAAGTTATAGAAGCTATGAAAATGAAGGCACAAGCTAACCGTGTTAGCTTGGTCTATGTTAATCCAGCTTACACTTCTCAGAAATGTTCCGCTTGTGGTAATATTGCTGCATCCAGTCGAAATCTAGAAAGTTATTGTTGCATTAGTTGCGGTCATACACAAGACGCAGACATCAATGCAGCAAAAAATATTCTACAAAAAGGATTAGATTGGATGACGAGCTTAGAGTCCGTTAAGTCAAAAAGTGCTATCATATGATAGCAAATCAACTAACTCTATAAAAACTTTTATCAATCTATATTCAATCTACTACAGTTATGGATCTTATATTAGAATTTTAACTGTGTCAATTCTAACATGGAATATATTAAAATTAATATATTCGCATACATCTATTTATCAGATTTTTACTTCAATATTCCAACTCTTATCAATTCATCCGACAATCTAAGAATATGTTTACATATTCCCTCAACCCTTTGTGGGTTGCGCAAAGGTCTATCAGTTGTCTTTATGTATGGTTTTGGAGCGTCACCATCCAATGATCCATCTCTATGATTCCATATGGAAAACATATAATAAAAATCTAAACAAGTACAAGCTACTTTAACATCTGTGATATTTTTCTTTATTGGTACTAGATAATAATATTGGCCATTAGCGCCAAACACTTGTGTTTTTGAACGTTTATCATCTTTTTCTAAGAATGTAACGTTGGTAAATACGATAGACGTATCATATGTGTTTGATTTTGTTCTTGTCTTTGCTCTTACTTGTAATTCTTTATTGTTAACAACTTCAATATATTTAATATCAGACACGACAACTTGTCGAGATTTTTCATCTCGTGGAGTGTCAAAGAACACATTAGTATTTGATTTTAGCCCATGTATGGTTGATTTTTCTAAAATTATTTCATTCATTAGTATATTTATACTTTTTACCCAAACATCGGTAACGGTAAATAATCATCATCGTCCTCTTTCTTATTATGGAAAGAGTTCCAATCATCTTGTTGTTCATTATGGAATGAATAACAAATTGTATAAGCATTTTCATCATATTCTGCCATTTGTTCCACTGCTCTCAGTATTAATATCATTGCCATAACTCTGTCGTCAGTCGCCCCTGGTTGTGCTGAATATGTATGACCATCTCTAACAAATCTCTGAAGCTCTATTAAAAAATCTACAGAATTAATCTTCAATAACTCGGATTCAATAACCTTTTTAAGTCTTAAACAAAATTTAACTTTATTTCTTATATCAGTGACATATCCTAGACGTTTTTTACCGTCTTTGCTATTTGTTGATGTTAATAAAGTAGCTTCAATAGGTTCTTCATCTGTAGTATATAATGCCGCAATACCCTCACCAACCCCATTTTGTTCAAAACAAAAATAAACATCTGAACCGAATGATGTTATATATCTAGCAATATTTTTTATCTTAGAATACACTTGTGCAGAATCTAATGTGTTAGTGGCACTTTCTAAAACCTGCACCATCGTTGGAAATTCTACAACTTGAATGGCAGAGTTATCCAAACCAGTGCCAGTGCCAGGATCACATGAAATGATGTAGGATCGTCTTGGATTTATATTTACCCAGAGTTTTTCACCGGCTATCTCCATGATAGGTACTTTATCTTCAAGAATCTTTTTCAAATTCTTAATAATTAAGTCATCAACTAATGTACCTTCGGATGTAATGAATTCACACTCATATTCCTGTCTCCACTTACGCTCACCTATATTAGCTATTTCTCTACGCTTAAATTCTTCATCGCGCCCAGGCGGTGCATCCCATGGTACATATATGTACTTAAAGTCGTTTGCTTTTAATTCTGCTCCACGCCATAATTTTGAGAATAAATCAGTATCACCATTAGGAGTAGAAGTAATAATACATGATCCACCAGTGGATAATGTTGGTTGAATTGAAGTCCAAAATTGCTCTTGAATCGCTGGCCTAACGAATGCAATTTCATCCGCATATAGTAAACTAATTGATCGTCCACGACCAGAGTTTTCAGAAGTAGCTAATGACACTATCATAGAACCATTATCGAATTTTGCAGTGTGTTTATTCCAATCATCATCGGCTACACCACATTTTAAAAAATCTGGAACTTCTAAATACATTTTCTGAATAAGATTAACTATTACCTTTGCGGCATCAGCATCTTTAGAAACACACAACACTGTTTTATTTTCATTGAACATCGCAAACCATAATAAGTATGCACATACTGTAACTGTTTTGCCAGTTTGTCTTCCGCTTCTCACCACCAATTTGGTATTGGTCATAAAGCTTCTTATCATTTCTTCTTGATAATCATACAAATCAAATGGTAAAAAACCCTTAATCGGATGTTGAGTTTTTACATAATTTCTAATAAAATATATTGGATCTCTAGCACATTTTATAAGTTCTCTAGATTTATCCACATCATATATTACTGGCTCATTAGCCTTTTTAATACCATATACTTTTCTACTCATTATATAATTTTTCCATTATATTGGTCGAAATAATCTCTAAAATAATCTTCTTCTAAAGATTTCTTTTCATTTAAATTTATTGTGTATTTTCCATCTTTTTCGAGAGATTCCAACCATTTCTTTTGTGCGGCTAATTTAGCTGCATATTCTTTTTTCTTTTTATCATCGTCCATAAAAAATCCCGCCATATAGTTTATATATGGCGGGATTTTTATTGTGTACTTTTGTAAATAATTACATGTCACCTTAACCTAAGCAAATGTATCTGATACCAGACTTATATTTTGTAAAATAAATTATTTTTTCTATGGTTGTTCTAGAAAATAAAGAATATGTATCAATGAATACTTCTGAGAATTTTATCCCTTCAAAAAGTCTCTCAAGATTGACACCATCTACCACTACAATGATATTATCTTTGCGTATATTGTATAATTCATATTGAGATATCAATTCTAATGCACGTTGTTTAAGTTCATGACTTTTAACTATTAAGATAGCATCATCATGTTTATTAAGTAAACGCAACAATGTTGAAGTGTGCCCAGCCTGTCTCTCAAGATTAAGCGCTATAAAATTAGTTGTTGTATTATACAACAAATGTTCTACTGTGTCATTTAATATTTTATATGATGTTTTATTCGCAGTATATGATTTAAATTTAAATTTCACATATGTTTTCTTGTCATCATTTTGATCAATTTGAAATTTTATGATTTGTGCATCATTACAAATCATTTCTAAATCATTATCAATATATCGTAATTTTAATAATCTACCAAGAGATAGTTTTCCTATGTCTAGGGTATCAATTGAAACTGAAATCTCTTTTGTTTTTAATTCTGAGATTAATTCTTTATATTCAAACTCATAATTTTTCTCACCATTTGATATTTGTAATTTTAGCTTATTCATATTTTCCATTTTCCATTTATTATGTTTATTAACGTTCTGCTACCGTTCGGGTATATTATGCAATGCGTATGCAACCAAGATGATGGCCCTTTTCTATATTCAAGATTTAATTTTGCACTTACACCAACTTGATAACAACCTTCGTAAATACCACAACTGTGTGAGTGTCCTATAATAGTTTTAGGTCCAATTTTACTAAATTGTTTTATATTTCCTCTCGACCCATTTGGACCAACATCACCATGGAATCCAACCTCAATTCCTTCTATCATATAATCTTGATCTCGTTTTAAAAATGTAGTCTGATTGATGCATTGTAATCCTGATAAAGATTCTGGATTTGAACACCAGAACTCAAAAGGATCAATTGACTCATATCCAGTATCAGTTGGAACTATATTTTTATATTGATGATATCGCATATAGAAATAAAACACTGCATTTTCTGGATCGTCTTTTGGTTCTGCTTCCGCCAGCCAACGCGCAAACGCTTCATCATGATTACTTCTAACAACTATATTATGCGCAAATGCTGGAGTAGTTTCATCTATAAAATCAGCAGTTATTTGTAATTCTGCTTCGACATTATTTCTTGCTACTATATTTTTATTTTCTACGTTCTTTGCGTATAAATGCTTTGCATATTGCAATAGGTAGTTATTACTGTGATGGTGTGACCTTGAATAAAAATCTGTAGAATCATGACGCACGATAAATTTAGGCTTCAATGTTTTTACTATACTATCACCATTCAGATATGTTGCATTTTTTACTTTATCATCAGCAAAAATCGCATGCTCATCGCCAGTTACCAACGCAGATATTAGTGAGTCGGACACTACATTACCATTATAAAATTTATCCAAATCATAAAATGATCCATCTATATCATCGGCATTTATTTGTCTTAAATGGAACATTCCATCCTCTTCTAGTTCTACTATGGTAGCTGCAAATGAGTGATGGAAATTACCCTTCCACCCAGCTTTTGAATCCGTGTAATTCTTATCAGTTATGCTACCAGTGGTCGTTAGAATTTTTGGTAATTTCTTATTAGGAGTTGGTACTGTTTTTAACTGTACCTTTGGATGTCCAAATATCGCAGAGCATAGATGAGTGTAGCTATCCATCCCCAATAAAGGTTCTGTTGCGGTTGGCTGCATTTTAACTTTACCTACAACGATCAAAGAATCACATAAACGAATGTCATCTTCGCATATATATTCTTTTATCTGTGGTGCCCACCATTCACCATCTTTATTATTTTGACTCCATATGGAGGTTGGATTTTTATATCTATATGGAATAACTAAAAGTCTTGCATTATTGACCTGACAATAATTTAACAATGTATTTAAGAATTTTTGATGTACTGGTGTAGCATTTTGCGCAGAAGTTATTACATAGCGCTTATATCCAGTTATAGACGGTTTTGCGTCTGATACTTCCATTATGGATAAAAACTTCTCTAATTTATCTTGTGGGATATTACTATCCTTTCCACTCTTTAATTCAGGAAGCTCAACACCAGTTTCTTTTTTAACTGAAAGCTTACGTCTTCGCAAACTATCTATCTGTATACCAAAATAATTAGCTAATTGTTCTTTAGTAAATCCTATTTTTGCAGCTGTGGTATATTGCTTTATAAAATCTTTCTGTGAAAGAATATTGTTTTTACTCATTTGTATCCCCGTCTATTATTAAATTACCATTAATCATATTACGTAACATTTCATTTCTATCCATAATCACGGTGTTGTTAACAACCTTATTAGGCCCGCCAGGATTATTCTTTTTGTTTAGTAATTTGTCCTTTTCTGCTTTTATTTTAGCTTTCATAGCAATAGCATTTAATGCAGTGCCAAGATATTGATTATCCACTTCCCCTAATCTTGCTAAATATTTTGCATCGGTATCTCTATCCATTTTCTCACGAAACGCATCATGAGCGTCTAATGCTTCTCTCTGTATTTCGGATATTTGTTTTTCTATTTCACAATCCTTATCATCATACAGAATAGAAACAACACCATCTTCTTTAATTCTTTCAGTATGTGTCAACAACGTAGAATTTTCTTCTATGCCTAGAAATTCCTCTAGAGGGTGATCCGTTTGTACCGTAACTATTTTTTTATTCATTATATTAGTCCAATTGTTTAGATATTTATTGGACCAAATTTAATGTCTGATATATCACTCCATGTTTCTGGATATGTATAAGAACTGTAATAATGTTCGAACCATTTCTTAAAATTAAACAATCTATCATTTAATTTTCTAATTAACTCAATATTATCCATTCCAACATCTGCCATATCGGCAATCCACTTATGCTGTCTCACATAGGATTGGCAGTAGTATCTATATTGCGATAGGCACTCATCTCTGTTCAGCATTTTGTTCCAAGCTCTTTGAATACTGCTCTATGATTTGAGAAATTTTTGAACTTTGTGCCGTTGCGGCTAAGGCCAATATCTTCATTTCCTTTTCTACACGTTTAAGATCCTCTTTAATATGATCAAAGAAATCTATTTCTTGTCTAATGTTTTTAGGAAATTCATCTACTGAAATATTTTTCCCATTTATAACTAAAAACTTTGTTTTTTCCAAATCTATCATATATCATCCTTATAGTTTTACTAGATCTACTATCCCAAACGCATCATCCAATATAGATTTAAATGTTGGAATGTCTTCATCTAGATCCAATGTATCATTTTTCTTATCGGAAAACAATACTTCTTTAACTAAAGGATTATTTTCTGCATATTCAACATTTTCACTATCAACTAATCCATCGTACATTAATTCTTCTATTTGACGTTTTCTATCTTTTAAACTAGATTTTAATGTCATTGGTCCTGACAGATCCGTTATTTTTAATGTTGACACGTTGTATTTTAATAACGCTTGTTCACCAACACCGTCAGAATATCTTGTTTTTAAGAAGAAAAATAACATTTCTCCCTTCAATTTCATATCTTCTGGCATGTAAATGGAAATGTAGTTATCTACTGTATTTACCTTAGTAAGACCACCAGCTATCACACCTTGTGTTGGTGCGCCATTACCAATAGCTTCTCTATTTTGTTGAGAAGCGGAGAACCCAATCATATCTAAATCAAAAACTAATTCCGCCAATTGCTCAGTCTTTTCTTTATCTTGTTCAGATATGGACATTTGTTTTTTACCCCCGTTTGGAGTCATTTTATCAACATAGTCAACTATCAAAACATCAGGAACTTTCTTATGCTCCAATTCATATTGTTTAATATATGACCGAATGTCATTAGTGCAAGCATCACCTTTAATTCTTTTTATTGTAAAATCACCAGCACCTTCATTTCTACTTTTGATTAATGATGATATGTATTGTGGTATGCTATCGCGCCATGTCTTAATAGCGACACCAGATATCATCGAAGCAGCGCGGAGGAATATTTGATCTTCTGGTAATTCTAAGGAAAGATATAAAACTGACAGACCCTGTAATGCGTAATTCACACCAAGGTTTGTCAATACGACAGATTTACCACCACCAGAATTTGCTGAGAATAAAGTTAATTGTTTTCTATATCCACCACCAGCAATTCTATCGTCAAGCGCTTTAATACCTGTTGTGTACGGCTTGGCAGAATTTGTAAGATTATTAAATATTTTTTCAGCATCTTTAAAAACATCAAACCCAAGGTCTACCGATAAACCTATTGTAGTGGCTTTTACGATTCTATCATACAATATACCTATGTTACCTTTCTCTACCTCTGGCATTGATTCGATAACTGCATTACTTACAGCTTGCTGTCTACAAAATAATTCAATAGTATCGCAGGCGAATTTATATTCGCCTTTTGTTACTTCTTTTACAACAAATTTTTCGTCAAACTTTGCATGAAGTACATCTACTGATACAATTGTGTTGTATTTGTTATAATAATCTTTTATGAAAGAAACTATGGAAGTAAAACTATTATGGAAATATGAAGGCTCTATTATTGCAATACATCTTGAAAATACATCCGTTGACCCCAATAAGTATTGGATGATCATTTTTTCTTCTTTTAAATTCATTTTATTCCTTATAATTTAAGGTTTTACATTATCATCCACATTTGATGATGATACAACAGTTGCTTTGAATATTGATGGGTCTTTAAGCTCTTCGATATCCGCCTTAGCATTCTTAACATTAGACCTATGATCTCTTTCTAAATATATCCAATGTTTTTTGGCTGAAGACCATCTATACAAACGTGCTGCAATATTATTACCAAGTTGTGTGTAAGTTAATCTATGATAGTCACCGTTTACTGGATTATCAGGAAATGTATCACCTTGTGTATATGGTAGACCATTCGGAGGCATAGCGTCAATCCCTAGAGGATGTCTAACTCTATCCAATTTTTCTAAATTCATAAATGGATGCTGTTTACTATATGCCAATAACTCTTCTGACAGGACTGGAACCGTTGAATAATCTGTGCCCTGCTCTGGAACCATGGTGTTAGCCTCCGCTTTAATGGTTTGAGATATATTAGCAATATCTTGATATTTTGTATTGTTTCCATCAAATATATCAGACAATCCAGTAGTATCGAAAGATTGTGTTAATTTTCCAAAGACATCTTGTGTCTCTTGTGTTGCCAATGCTGGCTTACATATTAGTGTCTGCATTGTTGGTTTCCAATTAGGAGTATATCCATTCACACTCCAACCAACACTTTCAACTTCTACATATTTTAAGACAGGACGAAGCTCAGATGTATATTGTGTTTCGCTAGGTAGTTCAATTATATCACCTATAACAAAGGGGCGACCTAATCTTGCAACCGCTTGATTGAATGATACTTCTAATACATATTCGTTCTCATCAAATAATGCCCCCCATTTTGACATAGTAGTTCTAACGTCTAATGGAGTATAATGCGCTTTAAGCAGAATTGGAGTCAAGGCATATTCAATATCTCTATTTTCCATTAATATTCGATCTTGAATATTATAGATATGCGTTTCTTCATAATCTATTAATTGTAAAGATTGAACAGCCCAGTAATCATTTGCGCCACCTTTGAATGTTATCGGACGCAATCTCCACCATCTTGAAGGTACAGTACGTCTAACAGAAATGGTTACCATACCATCACAATCTGGTAACGATACTATAGATGCGCCGAACCACTCAATACCATCGTTAGAACGTTCCAATCTAGCTCTTGTAACTCTATTATTAGAACATTCTTGTTTTATTTTTATTGTCGCAACATCTTTTTTAACATATGTGTCAATACCATATTTAAGTCTTCCATTTTCTAAACGGATAGGACCGAAATCATAACCTATATATGATTTTGCAACAACATCATCACCAAATTCAGCTGATCTCCATTCTGTTATATACTTATCAAATGCATTTATTGGAGAGTACCCACCGATAAAGCTACTAGCAATAGCAGCACCGACACCGACTTGATCAATTAAAAGACCTTGTTCATGTACTCCTAACATTTTATAAACATTAATATCCGCACCACCAATATTCAAACTTTCTTCGATCACAGAGGCAATCAAACATGTTTCTGGTCCTCGCGAAATATCAAATATAGTGCATAAGTTGTTAGGCGGGCAAACCACACCAGATAATGAAGTAATACAACTACTATTACCAGATGAAGTTGGTGGCGTAGTTACTATTGGTTTACCGTTAGAATCTAGAGAACAATCACCAGATTGTGTTAATGGATTTTCATCAACAATACCACAATCACTTCCTGATTTTGGAAGTGGTGTAGTTGCTGGTGCTATGTTGCAAGTCGTGCAATTACTCATAATTTATCCTATCAATACGTGGGCTGCTATACCATAATCATCTACATTCTGCATTGAATTATCTAATAACATAGCACGTAATTCTTGCTTTTCTGATTCTGATTGTGTAATTAATTCCTGACTGTTTAAGGTAGTATTACCATTTGGTCCAGGTAATGTCTGGAATTTTCCTCTTATTTGTGACAATATTTGTTTAGCTTCTGCTACTGCCCACCTTTGAATCCATAGACTTGTTTCTCTATCTACAAATAATTCTTGTTCGGTGCGTTCAAATGTCGCATCGACTAATACTCTCTCATTTTGTGCTACTAGTTGGAACAATTTCAATTCTCTTGTATGTTCATTCCAATTAAATAATATTTGTGATGCAAATAATGTTTCCAGTTCTTCGATATAAGCAGATACTAAATGAAAAGTCAAGATATCAAAAGTACCTAATGAATATAATTGCTGTAATGCAGCGAACGCGAACAAATCTTGCCCAATATTTGCCGTTCTTAACCAGCCAGCACGCATTCTGGTTATATTTAAAACATCAACAATTTTATTAAATCCAACACATTTATTAGTCATTATATATGTTTGTTGATTTCTCTTCATATCTAAAAAGAAAAATCCTCGTTTGTATGCTGCTCCAGAGTATTTTCTAAGTTCTTTAAGAGCATTATCAATACATTTGTCAATGCCTTCCTTCTTCAATTCTACCTTAGTTGAACCAGCACCAAGAAAGTTTCTAATCACATCGTGTAATTCTCTGCGCTCATCCGGTGAACCATCATCACCAATCCCTAATTGTAGGTAGGTAGGACCAGCAACAAGGCCAGAAGCACCATCTACTGGTTCATAATAGATTACGCGCTGTGTCAAACTTGATAGTAAATCATCAGCCGCTTGAACTACAAAAATACCATATTGGCATCCGGCATCTCTAGTTAAGAATCTTAATACTGCTCTACCATCTTTTTTGGTAGGTTGAATCAATTCAACATACCCCAATGATAACGTTTCACTCCAAGTAGTTCCAGTCCATTTATATAATTTTTCATCAACTAAATTAAACCACAAAGTATCTACTAATGGTGTTATAGGTGAATACTTTGGAGTGACTAATGTCCAAGCACTTCCACTCCAATTATATAATAACTCAGAAGATGGATTATACCAATACTCATTGATATCAATTTCAAAAGGATCTTCATTACTTTCTATAGGTGTTATTACTACCCATTCACTACCATCATATACAAAATACGAAGTACCATCATACCAAATAGTACCTATTGGGAGATTAGCTGGGTCAGCGTTATAATTAATATACGCTAAATCACCACATGTAGAATCTTTAATAATTTTTAAAGAATTTGTATCTGGGTTAAACCAAACCGCACATGCTGGTAAAGTTGGAGCAGTATTTGGGTCAGTTGATTGATTAAAGAATTCTTCAACAGTAACCCATTGGGAATTTAATTCATCCCATGCGTAAATATCATTAATGGACGACGAAGTATTCCACCACATATCACATGATTTTCTATCCAATGGATCTGTTGGATATGATGTAAATTCTTGTTGAATCCATTCCAAATCTTCATTATCTCTTCTATAAAATAAATTTTCGGATGGAATGAACCAAAACACACTAGTGCCTGGATTATCTAATTCACCGTCTGCATTGCGTTCGGCATATTTTGTTGCGGATAATAATCCCCATTGTTCACCAACATATTCGTACATCTTACCATCAGTCTCATTAAACCAAAAGTCTCCAGTATTCAATGTATTTGGATCTTTATCGGATAATACTATTAATTTTTCATCCCATTTCTTTAAATTAATATTCCATCTATAAAATAATTGACCTTCACTATCAAACCAATAAGTATTACAAGCAAATAATGGTGGTAATAATGGATTTCTGGACTGATTATACACACATAATTTACACCAATGATTTCCATCCCACTGCCATGCATCAGTACCATCGAACCAAACTTGACCACAATCTAAATCATTTGGTTGAGTAGAAAAGTTTATAGTATTAATTGCGATCCATCCGCCAGTTTCATAGTGATATAAAATATCATCATCTTTGTCTATCCAATAAGTTCCAATAGCCGGAACACTTGGATCAGTGGTGGAAATGATTAATGGGATTTCTTGATGTGATATACCAGTCCATTTATATAATTTTTTATTTGTTTTATCTAAATACAAATTACCAACAAATGGGTATGGCGCACTCAAAATTGGATTTTCTAAAAGGGCTATCTTTTTATTGATAGTTTTTATCATTTCAGCATATGTTATAGCTTCTGATCCATTGACTGTAATAGTATATTCAACATCATTTATTGATATAACTTCGTTAAAATTCTTATGAGGAAGACCAGTTTTCAATGATGGTCGAATACCACCTAACACGTCTATAGCAACATCTTGAAAAGCTTTTATATCTGCACTACCAATCTCTTGTTCACCAGTAGGTAATGAATATGCATGTACGCCTTCTCTATGATATCTTCCAACTTTATCAACAGCATATGCAGAAATATAATATGGTGTTCTTTGTTGAACATCATTAACGACTAAACGTGTTGTTGTTTTATCATGATAAAATGCGCCAATTACCATAGCAGTGTCTAACTTATCAGCACTATGTAAGTTAGCGTCTACGGTTGGATCATATGAATAATAATATGTGTCTTTAGGAGATGTTGAAATATAATTAGCAGGTTTACTATTAACTGTTATAACAATTCCATCATAAGAACCTGGAGCATCACTACCGCACCCTGCTGCTGGTGCTGGAACATTCCAAGTAATGATGCCAGTATTATTAGCACCACGCTCAAAATTTAATGTTATTTCACGACCTTCTTTAACTATTTGATTTGGTGAATCAGCAAATCCATCATATACGCCCATTAAATAAAAACCCTATTTTAGTATGAATATTTATACAAACAGGTGGCGTATTAATGTTCTATTGGTTGATTTTTATAAAGAATACCATCAAGATCACCATTTATATCTTTTATGGTTCTTTCAGCATCAGACACTATGTTTATTAATAATAAATTTATTATTAAAAATAATGTATTAGTTCTCGTAAGATTATTATTATAGATGTTGGAATCTGCCAACGCAGTGATATATTCACTAACCAGGATTATAGTAGGATTACACATGACCATAAATTTATTAACAACTATAGCTGGAATGCCACTTGTAACAGCTTCATCATTCCATCTTTTAAAGTTATTAGCCATTGACCGTGACAGTTCACTAGCCCATCTATTTGAATCCCAAGCTGACATATCCTTTTCCACTATCTCCATACAAGTATCATATGTGGATTTTGTTGCTATTTGTAGTAAATCAATAAATAGCTGCTGT